GTTTCCGCTAGGTCTCGTTTCGCGACAGCCCGTGCCCCCCGGCGATATCCCGCGCTGCTTGTTCGTCCGCGGTCTTGTCCTTATGGCATGCAAGACACAGAGGCTGAAGGTTGCTCTCGTCCTCGTTCCCGCCTGCCCACAAAGGAACGACGTGATCGATCTGGTGTGCGAGCCTGACCTTACCTCGAGCCAGGCAGGCTTGGCATAGCGGTTGATCCTGAATCAGCCGTCTATTCCGTGTCTGTAGCTTTCGACCACGGATGCGCTGAACTACGGGCGCCGTGCCACACCGAGACAGCAGCCTTGCTACTCTTGGTTTCAGGCTGGCAATTTTCAAGCGTTGAACTCCGCGACCTCTGCATCGAACAGTGCATACAACTCCTCGTCCGTTGCGCCTGCTGCTCGAGCCTGCTCGCATTCAGAAGCACCATTCAAGGTAGGGTGTGGATGCCCACGATTGCACACATAGCGTGTAACGATGGTCTCGTGAGCTATCTTGACCCTCACGCTCTGCATGGCTTATGCGGCTCTACGCTTGGCGATAAGGCTTTCGGTCCACTCACCCACGAACCCCTGAGACCCTGCTGCATGGAAGGTAGCTGTATATTTCCGGCCAGCGACGAAAGCGCCACCCGCAGGCAATGTGTTGCGGTAGTCCCCGTTGCTGATGTGAGCCAACACGATCGGGACGCTCACACCAGACACTGCGCTCCCATCGGATGCTGTGATCGAGAGCAGTTGCACGATAGCATCGGATTGCTCGGTGCCGACGTGGTCTTGAAGCCCGAGCACCTCAAGCACGTGTGTGTTGTTCCCGATATACAACGTTGATTGTGTGCTCATTCGATAGGTCTCACAAAGAGCTGATCAGCAACCACTGCAGGTGATACAGCAATAGTCGCATTCAAGGCAGGAACAATCCGTACTGTGGCAGTCAGATAGCCCAGAACAGGCGCAAGCCCAACTGCTGCAGGCGTCCCTGCTCGAGCAGTCACCGACAGCCCCGTAAGTGACACCAGCGCCTCACCCGTGGTGAGCACGCCAAGCTCGACCGTGGACTGCACACCGGCCGGGAATATCTCCTCGCTGACCGAGTCGCCGCCTTGGACCGTGGTCGTTCCGGCGTGGCCTGTAGCAAAAACGCCAGTGACCGGAACGTCAAAGGTCCAGGCGACAAAGATAGATCCGACTTGCCCTGCAGCCTGCACACCCACTGCAGCCGTCGTGACATTCGTAGAGCCGCCTGCGACTGTGCTTGCGGTCAGATTGCCAATGGTTCCGGCACTCGATGCGCCGGTCGGCACGAATACAACACCCGCAATCGGAGCCATCGTGCCGATGATGCCGCCCGACTGTACCCCCGTGGGCGATGCCAGTGCGCCAGTTATCGCATCCCCAGCGAGCGCGGTAGCTGACACACCGTCAGGCTCAGCCACAATCAGCGTTGCGTCAAAGCCTTCGGTAGCTGAGCTCGCTGATGATCCAGACAGGAACGTCGGCGTCAGCACCGCAACATTCCCCACCTCACAGACTGCGAAACGCCCCGGCGGTTGACCGGCCGCATGCACGAGCCCGCCCGAGCTCGCCGTAAGCGTGCCTGCAGCGCCTGTCGACTCAACGCCCGCAATGCCCACGACTGTCACTGCGCCGGCCAAGGATCCCGCTACGGCTTGCGAGGAATTGCCACCGATGAGCACCGTGCCGGGCGCGCTCCCGACTGCTGTGATCGTCCCTGCACTACAGGACGACGAAACACCCGTGATGCCGAACAGAACACTGACCGCAACTGCACCGATCCCGGCCGCAATGGCAACCGATACAGGAGCCACCACAGGTGCGAGTGGCTGACTGACCGTGCCGGCTGACGCTGTTGAGCTAACCCCGCTGGGATTCGCGGTCGCACTGCCTTCAATAGTCGACCCGAACGCAATCGCTGTGCCTACAGCTGTCGTACTAGAAGCACCAATAATGCCCGTCCACGGATTCGCAATCCCGAGCGAGCCCGCGGCGCTGCTTGAACTATTACCGGCAATCGATGCGGTGACGAGCGTCTCGGCAAACGTGAACAGGCTCGTCGAGCCCGCATCGCCACCGAGTGCAGTCTGATTCTGCGAGACGGTCGGCAGCACTTGCGATGCCGTCGTCGAGATAAAATACGCAAAGGTCGACGAGTTATCGTTCGTCGAGTTGTTGCGGTACTGAGCGCCTAGACTGGTCTTGCTCCACCCTGTGCCAGACAACGTCCCCCAGCTGTTGTCGTCGACTGAGTGCCAGGCTGCGATCGTGACCGTACTTGCGGCCGTCGTTGTACGACCCGCTCGATTGACCGTGAACGGCGTGGTCGGCGCCGTATACGTTGCGCTATTAGGGCCTGACTCTAGCGTCCAGGTATACGCCTCGGACGTGGGCCGAAACACCAACATCTGACAGTCGGCATTATTCGTGCCTGTGGTGTTCGTGAATACCGGATCGTTCGCCCACGTTCCGTTGAACCGGCACCAATACACACGAGCTCGGACATTGGTCGTGTTGTACTGGGTCGTGCTGTTCCATGTCTGCCCGCCAGCATCCGAGATCGACAATGTTGCTGCCGAGTCTCGGTATCGATGCGAGACATAGACGAGATCGCCATTCTGCATCGAGGCAGGCGGTGTAAACGTAACGTTCGGCCCAGCCTGCGCGTCGTTATCCGCCGGTTCTGCTGCAACACCGAAGAAAGTGATCGCCACGGGCTACCCCGTGACGGTCGTTACGGTATACGGCGGCGGAGGACGCGGCGCGATGATCAGCGTGCCGATCTGTCCTGTTCCTGCGGCACCGATGGCACTCCCGGTCGCATTCGTGGCGAACGTCGGATAGTCGCCGTCGACGTCGACAACGTTGCCGGTGGCGCCAGCGTGAGACAGGTTTCGCGAATTGCCGCTCGAGTCGACCAGGCAATCATTGAGCGTACCGCCGTCCATGGGCCAATAGCCCCACGGACTCGCCTTGACCGGCGCCTTACTGCCCATCTCCGTGCCGACCTCGGTGGAGTTGAGCGCAGAAGCCCACGCCTTAACATCGGCCATCTTTCCGGCCAAAGCAAATTGGTTGTAGTTCAAGAAGGTCATCAACGACGTAGCGGTTCTGCTGCCCACGTCAGACGAACACGCGAGCCCAGTAATCTCGGCCCCGTCAGCGTAAAACTTAAGGCTCGTCGTGCTCTCGCGCACCATTGCAAGGTGAATCCAGACGTTCGCCGTAAACGATCCGCTCGTCGGCGTTTGGCTGGCTGTCCCGCCGACACAGCTCGCGCGACGTGTCGTACCGTCGCTGTCGGTGCCTAGCGCATCCGTGATGCCGTCGTAGCTGAACGTGCCGCCGAGATGAAACACGTGAGCATAGTTGTTGGTGTCCGACGTGAACTTGACCCAGCCCATCATCGTGTACGCAGCATTTGCGCTGATCACCGACGCAGATCGCTCTAGGCGCTGCGTGTCTGCTCCAGTGCCGCCGCTCGTGCACGTGACCGCCATAATTTACAAACCCGCCGCGGGAATTTTGTAGACGTAGGTGGACATGGAGATCCCGCCAATAAAGACAATCGCGCTTCGTCCGTTGCCCATATCTTCCACGATGTTCCACCGACTAAAAGCCTTGTCAGTGATAGAGGTTATCGTCGAGCCGCCGCCCGCAACCTGACTCCACACCCACTGACCGGAGGGGTTATAGGCACCGCCGGATGTTGGAATCTGCAATTTGTAGAACGTGTTGCCGACAGTCGGAGGATTGCCAACAGCGATCGTCTTATTGATCGCGCAATAGGCGCCGCCCGCGTTCTGCTGGAAGTAACCAGAGCCCGAGACGTTGGTCACTTGCGTCCACGTATTCGTGGCGCAGTTGAGCACGCAAATCGCTTGCCTTAGATGGTCGCCTGCAACAACGATGTCGAGATCCGACGCGCAGACTGCCCAAGTGCCCCAATGTCCGAAGGTCTGGCTCGATGTAAACGCCTGACCAGTGCCAATCGAGGCGCCGCTGGTGTTGGTGAACCACCAGTTGGTGTTGTTCGCGCTGTTCCCTGCGAGCCCGTAAGCCCTGTTCCTGACGTTGTGATGCACAGCAACGCCGAAGCCTGCAACGAAGTTATTGATACCCGAAAGCGAGCCGTGCAGGCCCCACGGATTGGTTGAGTACGCAACGGGCGTGAGTGCAGCACCAAGCAAGTCTCGATTGAAACTGATCTGTCGGTTAAAGTGCCCGCCGTCACCGGATGTGACGCTATTGCAATACGGCATCCACACGCGGCCATTGCCGAAGCACTGAAACGTGTTGTGCATCGCGCGCGGCCGGCCATCCAAGGTCAAGCCATCGGGTCCTGCGTTGGGCCAATTCGTCAGCGAGCTATTCGGCGTTGGCGCGGAGATTCGCCGCCAAGCGGGCGTCGTTGCCGTCATCGTCAGCGCGTAGCACTCATTGCCTGGATAGTCGGCGTGCCCTCCGTTCGCACAGAGCAGGTACTCCTTGCGCACTTGATCAACGCTGCCGCCGGTCCATGCGGTGCAAATCGAAGCCGGCTGTTCGCCACCAAGCCCAGACGACGGCACGGGGCTCGGAATGTGATCCGTGATTCGCTGCCCAGCCGAGCCTGCGATCGCCGTCCAGGTGTTATCGGATTGGCTCGTAAACCATGCTGGCGCACTACCAGCAGCGACGATCTCTACGCGGTGGGCATTGGATGAAACTTGCGTCATGTTCTAGGGACTATCGCCCATTGAGTTGCATTCACTTGATCGGCGACGAATGCGGCGTAGTTCGAAGCGGCTTGTATCCTTGCGTACGCTGCTGCAGCACCCGTAGCCCCATGCTCCACTGCGTAAGCGATTGCGGGATGTAAGTTGCCCCCGTAGCTCGTCGCATCGGGCCAATGTCCTGTCTCGATGGTTCCTCCCGCTGTGCACGGCTTGCTCGAGGCTGGAATGATGTCCGCGGGACCGGTCGAATCGCTGCGCGCGTACGCCGCAGCCCACGTTGCGTCCCACGTGATGGTCGAGCCGTTATAAGTGCCGATTGCTACGACGAACTGAGCACAAGCTCTAAAGCACCAGCCCGTGTTGTCGCCGCATAGCCCCACCGGGAACTTGTAGAAATGATCACGACAAGTCGTGTGTGCGGTTCTGTTCGAACCGGTCAAAATGTCCAAATCCCAGGTATACCCCACGCACTGTGCATGGAAGTTGCCCATAAAGCACGGCACGCCCAAATCCGGCAGCGTGACCTGATCCGGCGAATATGAGCCCGGATTAAAGTGCTGGCTCATGTAGCCGAGCGGACAATCTAGAGTCGTGGTCGTGTATCGAGTCCACGTCGCACCTAGCGCCGCGAGCCAGTCCGCTTTGACCTGCGCATCCGCAGACGGGAGGCCTGAGTCGGGATAGATCGACACGAGCTGATGCGCCGTACGCAAATGCCACGACTTGCCACGATCCTCCGCGGTCATCGTAGTTGCCGAGCCGCCATTACCAGATGTCAATCCTCGAGTGGTCGGATTGTTCTCCATGTGAGACCGAGCGGCCCAGAAAGCTGCGGTCTCGATAAACGACCACCGACCCGTCAGCAAATATGCCGAGTAGCCAGCCTCAGGCATGTGCGCCTGAGTACCAGAGCCGAACGAATTAGAGTTTGAACCTGTCCCCGCAACAACCGGATCAATGCCCCAGCCTGCCGCGTCTAGGTTCGGCCGCGTCGTGAGCGCGAGCGGTCGCTGCGTGCTCTCGTCTCGATAGCACACAGGCCAAGAGTTGCTGCAGTACGCGTTGACGATCGTGCCTCTGTAGGCTCTCGAGTCAGAATTGACAAAATACGTCGCGGCCCACTGCGGCAAGATGCCGATATGCGGAGCTGATCCACCGGCCGACAGTGAGCCTCCGGGCATGGAACCATTGCCGAGTGGTGTGATGCTCTGCGGCAATCCATTGAGATACGTCGACGTCGATGCTGCGGTTGTCGCGTAGTTCGGGACGACCTTCGTCAAACGCATGTAATTAGCATCATGCGCCGGAATCACGCGAGCGAAGTCTGTAAGCCCGCTCGTGCCGTCGTACCAGTTGACCGTGAACCAGCGAGTCCTCGGCCAATGCGTCAACGCGGCCGAATACCGCGTCGTGCCATTGATCGTGAGCGTCGCCGTGTACGCCTTGTTCACGGGACCGGCGACTTTCATGTAGCCATTCTCGACACACGTCTCGATCTCGATCGCGTTGCCTTGATAGACGCGAACGTAGAACCAGACGGCTAAGTGAGCGTCACTCCCCACCGCCGAGCGATAGTGGAACTCGCTCATCTGCGGACCCAGAAAGGACCGCACCGGAGAACCGAACAGCGTCGACAGCGTCACAGTCCCGAAGCCCGACAATGCCATGCTCACCGTCGGATTCAGACTGATGAGCGTCGACTCCGGAATATTCGTACCGCCTGGGTCGTTGCCCTGCTTGCGTACTGCAACTGCAGACGCGACCCCATTCGTCAGCGCCTTGCGTCCGGACAAAATCGCATACTTCACCGAGCCGTCCGGCCAGCGATTCCGAACGTTTGCCTGGAACGTGCTCAGATCAGACACGATAAACTGACCGCTCGGAATGTCGCCTTGTTTGAACGCGTGGCCGATCGTGAACGGCAAAGTGGCCGTGCCTGACGCCGAGCTCGTCAGCGTGAACGACGTAACGTCAGCAGTACCGCTCGAGTACAGCGCCGGCCGATTCGAATTCCACCACGCCGGATGATGCCCCGCGCCTGACTTGTCCGAAATATCGGTCGGCGTCGGGTTCATGTTCAGATACCAAAGCGCGCCCATGCGGCCGAGCGACGATGCGAGCGATAACACCTGCGCGTCAGTCTCGCACGCAGAAAACTGGATCATCTCCGACGTCGGCAGATAGGCGTTAAAGATGATGATGCCGCGATGCACGCCTGCGCCACGTTCCATGCTCGGATTCCACGGCGCGTCACCCCAGGTGAGCGCGGGCGACGGCGGCATGGTGTTGCCCCACGTCGTACCGGTCGTGCGAAAAATCCGATTCGCTGCGTCAGTATTCGGCAGGTTGAAATAAAACTCGTGTTCCTTTACCGCACCGTTTGCGCCACGAATCCGCGCGCCCTGCGGATACCAAACACCCTTTGTGACCGCAGCACCGGTAAAGTCATTCGACTCGACCGATACTTCCCACAAGTGCGCGCTGCCATTCGGCGGCGGATTCGGATACGGATGGAACCCGTAATAACTGTTTGAGTTGCCGCCGTTCCAAAGGAACGTGTTTAGATTTCCCTGCCCGTCGTCGTTGCCCCAGAAGAATGTGCTGTAGTACCCGTTTTGCTGCGCGGGCCGATACTTCCAAATGTAGGTGACGCCATTGCCCGACGTGCCGTAAATCGGAACGAGCGCCGAGCCCGTCCACTTGAAACGCACCGAGTTAGCGTTGCTCTGCGCGCCGGCATTCGTCGCGAAGTCCAGTCCGGTCAATGTTCCAGACTGAACCTGCGCATCGTCAGCTGTCAGTATGTGGCCGTTCGTACCCGCAGCCGACGTCCCGACCGTGTGATCGTAGACATACCGCTTCAGCGGCGCATCGAGTGTCACGCCGAGCGGCAACGCCTGCGCATTCTTCGTGATCGTGACCAGACTGAGCGGCGTGTCTGGGTCCGATAGCAACGGCGTCAAGTCGTAAAACGACGAAACGCCAAGCGTGAACGTCACGGTCGGTATGTTCTGCCAGACCGGCGCCTGGTCGCTCGGCAGCGTAATTGCGGTCCCGGCCGCAACCGTGCTCGAGACACCAACCGGCAGACGCCTGGACGACGCAACACGACTGATCGTGCCCAAGCCGATCGGCGACGCCAGACCCGCCACCGGCACGACTGCTGATGGGACTGCGCCGGGACTTTTGCGCACCACCACATGCGTGCGCGGCACTTAAAACCTCGCGTCCCCGAACACGGACACGCCCTCGACACAGATCGTCGCGTCGACCTTCACGAGACACGGCTCACCCGGCGACGCTTCGCCCGTGTCAGGATTTGCCCACGCGATCCCCCACCTCTCACCGTTGGTCATCTCGAGAATGAGCAACTGACCATCCTTGGTCGCGCGCTCGACAGTCTTGCCCTCGAGCACGCGGTTAATGTGCCCGTCGAGCGGACGGCCCAGCATCAGGCGAGCCGGATAATCGCGTTCGATGCATCAGGCGCCGGAAACTGAATGGTAAAAGTAGCTCCGTTGCCCGACGCTGACGGCGAGCCCGAAAACGCATGCACGCTAATGCTCGCATCCGCGGTTGGCGTCGTGATCGTGTCGTTGTAAATCATGCACCCGTTGGCAGACAGTGACGCCGACGCACCGCTCAACGTGAATACAAGGTCGGCAAAATCCGTGAATGCGGTCGTGCCCGAGCTCGTCGGATCGACGCGCGTCAATGTGCCACCGCCAGCGCTGTAGCCCGAGCCACCGCCGCCGACGGTCGATTCGTCGCTGTTACCCGTTATGTTGGCGTACGCAGTGCTCGATGCACCGTACGTGCCGCTCTCTGACGTCTTGATCAAGGCAAGCTTGAACGTTGCGCCGCCGCTGTTTGCGAAGTTGTGCCGCGCGAATAGCAAGTCCACCTTTGCACTCGTGCAAAAGGCCGTCGAAATTGTCATGCATTTACTCCAGACAGAGGTTTGAGAACTAGGAACCGACGATACTTTTTTCGAAAATGAACCGCCCGCGGCCCACGGTCTGCACTACGCCGAACGTGTCCTCGACTTCACATTGCCAGTCGAACTCGCCGAGAAGCCCTTGAGTCTGCGCAGCCGGAACCGTTACGAGAAATTCGCCAGCCGCTGCATCCGTGACTGTCGTGGTCACAGTCGCGGGCGTCGAAAATGTCGGAGACGTCGCACCTTTCCGTTGCGCAGCAAACCGCAGCTCAAACCCTGTGATGTCGCTCGCAGCGCCGCCCTGCGTGACGACAAAACGCAGCTTGATCGTATCGCCCGCGATCTCTTTGAAATCAATCGGCCGCGGTGCGCTCACGTGATCTCCGCATCGTAATCGTCATCCTCACGCGTCACCGTTGCCGAAACGCCCACAGACTCCACGCTTGAGCGCAGCGTCACCTCAGTCACGCCACCGACGAGCAGGATGGTCCTCGAGTACCAGCCAGCCGTGCCGTTAGCGACGAGCCGTGGCAGCACTACAGCACCGCTCGCGGTACGAACCTGCCCGACCTTTGTCGCCGAGCCACTTGCTGTAGGCTTCGTTACGCTCGCTGCGCCCGAAGCTGATCGCTTGAGCGACGCCACACCGCTTGAGGTTGGCTTCGCGATCGACGGCGTGCCACTGGCGATGCGGATATTGCCCGCAGTCGCAGCGCCGCTTGCCGTTGGCTTTGTGACGCTCGGAGCGCCGACCGCAAGGTGCACGACCTTTGCCGAAGCACTCGCGGTCGGTTTCGTAATCGACGGCGCGCCGGATGCTTTGCGACCATCGACAGCCGTACCGCTCGAGGTTGGCTTCGTGACCGATGGCACGCCTGACGCCAGGTGCACACGCGTCGCAGCGCCGCTCGACGTCGGTTTCGTAACTGACGGTGCACCGCTGGCAAACCGTACGACCTTCGCGGATCCGCTTGAGGTCGGTTTCGTTACCGAAGGCGCGCCGCTTGCAGCCTTCCCGCCTGCAACTGCAGACCCACTCGCCGTAGGTTTCGCAATGCTCGGCGCGCCGCTCGCGAGCTTTTGCGGGACCGCGGCTAAGGTGCCGACTGACGCTGTGATCTGCTGTCCAGCAAGGCCAGATTCGCCGTGCGAAATGGCAAGCGAGCCGGCCGCGGTTGCCGACGAGACACCGTCCGGCGTGCGCGATACCGAAACCGGCGCCGAAACGCCAAAGAGCAGCAGCAGGCTCATTGGCTACCCCACACCGGACAGCGCTAGAGAGCTCCTGTACTCGATGACCAGATCCGCATAGTCGAGCAGCAAAGTATTGGTTGTGTCCGTCGACCAGATGGACACACCAAACCCCGCAGCATTGACGATCGCAGGCGTCAGCGTCGCACCCCACAGATCGTTTGCAGCCCCGACCGGATAAACCGTCGGTGTCGTGCCATTAACCGTGCCGCTCGTTTTGGACGAACCTACGAGCGTCGGAGTCGTGTCCGTATGCAGCTGCGCCGTGTAGTTGCTGCTACCGGTGCCAGTCTCGTGCCCTTCGACGTTAAGCGTCACACCGACGATCACCGCGCTCGGAGGAATCGCAAACCCGAAAGACGAGCAGACTAGATAATCAGTAGGGACTGCTGCGCTCGCCGTCGCAGCATCATCCGCCGTGATGTTGCCCGGCGTCGTCCACGCCGTATTTCCGGCGCGATCGACATTCGCGCCCGCTCCTGCACGCTTCGTGACGGACGACACGTCACTTGTACCAGCACACCGCGTCGAGCGCGGTCGTCGGTGCGCCGTTGCCTCCTGCGGTAGAAGTCGCCGCCCAGCTCATCGCGGTGCCGAAGTTGATGCCGAACGGCAGCGCAAGGTTTGCAGCCGACGACGACGGAATCGTCAGCATAAACAGCGGATTCGTCGTGCCGACAGTCACCGAACCCGACGCGGTATTGTAGAACTGCACGAATACCGCGGCCGTGTTGGGATTGTAGACGTAATACCCCATGAGCTTGCCGGCCGAGCCCTTGATCGTCTGTGCCGTGCTCGTGAGCGCCGTACCACCGTCGCTCGAGGTCGAGTTAACCGTGCTGATCGTCGCGGCACCGATGTTGACCGCGAGCCCGTCTGTAGCGTCCGCAGGAATCAGAGTTGCCGATGCATCGGTGCTGATCGCTTGCTTGAACAACTGGACATGACGGCCGCTACAGTCGTCCGTGGCTATCGTCGTGCCAGATCCGGCTGTGATGGCTACATCATCGGCCACGAATCAGCTCCTTAAGCCGGCGTCGTGATCGTGAACGACGTCAAGGTCACCTGATCGGTCGCACCCACCGTGACCGACGAGATGTTGATGTCGGCTCCGGAGGTTGAGACCGTGCCTTCAAGCACCTTCGTGCCGTTGCGGTTGTAGATGCTGAACTGCGCTACCGTCCCACCGGTTGCGCTCGAGTCCGACAACGGCGTGCCTGCAAGCGTGATCGTTCCCGTCGATGATGCGCCGAACGCCGGGTTCTGCAGGTCGACCGTCGCGACCTCGACGTCACCGGACGTTTCGAACTTAATGTTTGCCGTGCCGCTGCCGGTGTTGACCAAATCATCGAGCGCATCGGACAAAGCGTTGCGCGCGTTCGTTTCGAGCGTGAGTGCCATCAGCTACTCCTGCAGCGTGTCTTCGTGATAGGAACCCGCGAGCTCCTGGTCGTCGTATTTCGGCCGTCCCTGAGCGTCTCGGACGACGACGGTGGCCTCGATTTTGGTCGCCTTCAAAAACAAGTCGACGCGATCGCCCGGCGACATCGCAGACAGTTCGTGCCACGTGTATTCCGGCATCGCGTCAACTCCTTCGGCTGGAAATAAAAACGGCCCGGCGTTGTCCAGGCCGTAGCCGCTTCCTGGCCGCGTCAGGGGAGGCCGGCGCAGGAAATGCGGAACCTTTGGGCAATAAAAAACCCGCTCGATGGCGGGTTTCTTCAGGGAACACTTGTCCTACAGTCTTCTCACGGCGCCCTTGCGGGACAGCGTTCCAACGGCGAGTTTCTTCGTTGGCTGCGCGAGGCAGACGCACTATACGGTCGCAACCGCCCGAAAAGCAAGCCGTTCTGCTACATGCTCCACGGCCGCAGCCACCCATTCCATGTAGGTCGACTTTCGCAACCGCATCTGCTGCGCCGCCAAGGCGTCCCGCTGCAAGTACAGATACTTGCGAAGGATGACCTTTTGCCAGTCTTTCGGTGCCTCGAGCACGATCGGCTCGATCAAGGTCGTGCTGCCCGAAAAGCCATCAAACAGCGTGCGCGGCTTGAAGCTCCGAGTCTCAACCCCGTGCATAGCGTCCGATGGCGGTGCCGTCCGTAGCAGTTCTGCCGTGTCCTTCGCATCGCGCGCAGCGCATCGCGGACACTCGTCCGCTGCGAAGATCAGCCGACACTCGTAGCAGTAAATCGCGGCATTGCCCTCGACCTTTCGCACACCGTACAGCTTGCCGAAATGCCGCCGACGCTTGCGAGGATTCCGAGCAGCGCGCTTCGACTCGAACACACGCTGCTTCGCGATCATTGCTGCAATGCCGCTTGACGTCGGCATGCCGAGCTCTTCGGCTTTGCTGCGTACCTCGTCGCCCCACTGGTACAGCAACTGCTCAGTCTCTTCGAACTCGCTTACAACTTCGATTGCCACTGCTGCCGCCATCCCTGTCACCTCGAAAGCACGATCAGCAACGTCGCCCAACCAATCGCGACGAGCACGAGATAAAAACATTCCTCACGATCTGGCAACCACCAAGGTCGGTATTTCATCGACTTCCTCATCCCGAGATTTCAACGCCATCAATCGCTCTTCACTCAGATGCACAATGCGATACACCGAGCGCAGCGCGATCCCCCACTTTTCCGCAATTTCCCGAGCCGATAATGGGTGCGCTCCGTCCGTTGGCCTCCACAATTCCCGCATCAAAAGCCGGTCCTCGTGCGTGATCTTCATGCAGCGTCTTTGAGCAGGATCCGTTCAACACCGCGCGCAATCAGTTCATCCGCATCGGCCGTGATCGACTCCAGCGGCGGAACCAGATTCTCGGCGAGAAACAACACGCACTGCTGATCCACAGGTTCGAATGCCGTCTGATCGACCGAGCTCCAATTGACCGACTTCGGAACCGGCACTCGCGTCGGCCCCATGTCGTAATAGTCCGCCCAGCCGATACACACGTAGACGAACGCCCGCATCGCGTCGACGTTGTTGAACCGATTGCCGTACAAAGTGCAACCGCGCTCAACCGCCTCTCGAAACCGCGCCATGTGCTTGCGGTGATGTCCCAAGTGTCGAGCCTTCTTCACGTCCACGCTGACGAGATCGCCCGGCCCGTAGACCTTGCACAGACGATCCAAGTCGTCTTGCTCGTACGGCACAAGTTTTAAACCGGTCCAGATGAATGCCGTGATCACGATCGCTTCCAGTTCTGAACCATCACGCCGATGGCCTGATCCGGCGTGCGCACCGTCGCAATCTCGCCGCGCCACGTCTCGTAAAAATCCTGCTGTTTCTGATTCAAAACGCCTTTATCGGTCTTGCACTCAAGCAACACCGAACGGCCGTGATACGCGACGAGCAGATCCGGTACACCAGCGCCAAGCCTCGCGAGCGACAACACCGAACATCCAATTGCACGCAGAGCCTTAACGATCGCCGATTGATTCGCGTCGACTTTCGCGGAGTACCTCACGGAAATGCGCCCGCATGCGTTCGTACCGAATCTCGACGCACTTTCGGCCCGTCGTCGGATCGCACAGCCAGCGCGTCACACGCCCCGGAAAGTTGTACGGCACGATGTCTAGCCCGCACTGGCCCCACCTTCCGCACTCTTTGCACTGGGTTGGTCGCATGTAGCGGCCCTCTTCGCGGCGAGCGCTTTGTCTGCGTCAAAGACCATCGTTTCGAGTGCCTCGAGCACGGCGTCGCGAAACTCGCGGTCGGTCCACGGCCGACCGTCGATCTCGTCCTGTTCGGCCATGCGGACATACTCGCTTTTGAGCGCGAGCACCTTCGCGAACGTGTCGTCGACCGGCCACGCTTTACGTCCTTCGTTGCGCCATTCGCCGATCGGCGGCGGAACGACCGCGCGCCGCTTCGCATAGGCTGCACGTCGTGGGTCGAAAGTGACGTGCATCAGGCACTTGTTCGCGATCTGCGCATAACGCGAGAAATGCATCTCGACTGTCGGTTTCGGTGCCCGCACAGGCGTACGCTTTTCGGGTATCAGGTCTTTCGGCGTCGGGAACCTCTTTGCATGCTTGCGGTGCATCGTTGCCGTGCGCCGCACGTCCTCGATGTGCAGGTGTTTCAGCGATTCGAAGAACACCCGAGTTCGCGCTTCGTTCGGCTGTTTGTCGAACGCTAGACACAGATCGCGCATGATCTCGACGAACGCGTCAAAATCGCCGCTAACCACGGACGTGCTCCGGTGGATCATCAGCCGGATCCGGCCGCCAGGTCGACGACACCCACGGCTCGAGAAACGCCTTGCCAGGCCCGCAGAACGTCGCGGCCTGCTTGACGGTCTCCGTACCTGTCTTGCCCGTGGAGTCGCACCACGCCGCATACCGTTGGGCACCGGCGATGATTTCCTGCCAGGTATGGCCCTCCTTCAGCCGCGCACGAATCGCCTTTTCGGCATCGTGCCATCGTTGGTCGCCACTACGTCTCGGGTATGCGGCTTTCAGGAGTTCGAGTTCTGCATTGGCTGCATGCCCGTTTGCAGACGCGTGCGCAGCACGCGAAGTATCTTCTTCTTTAAGAGATGGAGATGGAGATGGAGATAGATGCTCACGTCTCGCTCGCCGAGCGGTAGAGCGCTCGCTCGGCTTTCGCTCACCGCGCGCCGCAGCGCTCGCTTGCGATGCGCTCATGCGCTGCGCGTGCAGCCGCTCGGCTTTCGCTCGGTGCTCTTCCAGCCTTTCGTTTACGTAACAACCACCTACGAGTACAAACTTACTTTTGACTTCGCGCCAAGCTTCTGCGAACTCGTCCGGATCCATCCGCGCAATACGGGCTAGGCGCTTTTCGTCTGCAGGCAATTTGCCGAGCATCCACTGAGCGTCGAGCAATTCTCGGTAGAGCGCTCGCTCAGCGAACGCATAACCGCTCGTTGCGCTCGCGAAGTCTTGCGGGAACCACGGCATCATCGGGAAGTTGCGATTGGTCATTCCCGAACCTTCCCGATTATTCCCGCGCGTGCCAGTCGCTCGTGCGCGATAGTCGCGTCCGCGATTCGTTTCTGTAGAACAGGGACTAGGACGGTCTCGACGAATTCCGATTCGGTAACGCCGTCGATGTCCGCGAAGATTTGCAACGCCTTGTGGAGCTCTGGATCGAGCTTGCTGCGTATGTCTTTGCGCTCGAGACTCACGGCTGCATGCCTGCCCGCCGTCGCTTGCCCATGCGCATACTTGCCCTCACCCCGTGCGAGCCGCCGCCCGGCCCGCGCTCACAACAGACCTAAGACGCGAGCCGGCGCACTTTCACCCGCGGCGCGAGGTAGTCGTGCAACGTTTGCACGAATCGCACGCCAGGATTCGGGATTCGTCCCTGCGAGAATTTATTCAGCCAGGAATAGTCGAGCCTCGACTCTTCGCTGATCTGCACCAGCGTGAGACGGCCCCGATTTTTTAGGAGCTCGTGCGTTCGGTTCAACAAATTTCCATTTCCCACGCGTGAAGGATAGGCAACTAGTTGCCCATATGTCAAGCAAGATTTTGCCGTGATTACCGCAATACGATGCCTACCCGTGGAGTGGGAAGACTCACAGCTCGCCGCGACGCTGGCGCGGAACCTTGAGCGGCTGCGAAACACTCGCGGCATGACGAACTGGAACCAGATGGCGGTCGCGTTCAACGAGTGGGCCAAGGGCCGAAGATTCGTGAATCCGATCCCAGTCAACACCCTTCGCAGCATTGCCAAGCGCTCCCACAGTCCAAACCTCGCACGATTGGCCGAGATCGCTGAATTCCTGAAGGTGCCGGTCTATGCCCTCCTGGTCGACGGCATGCCGCCCGATCAAGTACAGGCGGTCGAGACCCTGATCAACACCTTCGTCCACAGTGACGAGGCCACGCGCCAGGCCATAATCGCGCTTCTGGCTGCGACATCCGGCCACCCTCGCCGCCCTAAGGTTGCCGCCGCCTAAAAACTTTTTTCGCGAATAGGCAAAAGATTGCTTGACTTCTGGCCGCCGATAGGCAAAATATTGCCCATGGACACCGGAGACAAAGCAATGCAGACGCCCAGCGCACACAAATCCGAATGGCGAGCCATCAAGAACGGTCGTGGCGAAGTCAAGGGCTACATCGAGATGTTTTGGTGTCGCCAAGCGAACGGCTTCGTGACGATCCCTGACGTGAGCCGATTTCGGTCAGCGTCCTCTGCCCACTCTGACCTTGGAGAAAAGCAATGAACGAACGGCAAGCCATCGCGAAGCTCAAGAAGAAGATCGGCCCGAAGATCGGTTGGCGCTACAACAAAGGCGCGCTTGACGCCGAGGGCCGCGAGCAGGAGCGCCAGAGGCTCATCGCCATGCGCGCCGAGGAAGAAGCGCTCAAGGAGGCGCTAGACGCGATGCGCGCGAAGCTGCTCGCCGATCCCGAATACGTCCAGCTCCGAGAGCGTTGGCACAACGCGAAAGAAGCCGCCGACATGGCGCGCTCGCGCTCCTACGTTCACCCGATCACGGTTGGCCGCATGGGCGATATGTTCTTCACCGTCGTTGCTGACGGCGATACGTGGGATGACGTTGTGCAGAAGGTGCTCCACCAATGAACGCGCCTTCTCAGCCCAAATACCCAAAGTCTCGGCGCGGCTGGTCTGGTGCGTCTCGCTGTCGGTGCTTCCGCGTGGACATCTACGGGCATCAGCCGACGTGCCACAAATTTAAGCCACCGCCCCAGCAGGACGCTGCGAAATGAATCGCGCCCTCGCACGCCACACCGATCCCTCGACGTCGCACGATGCGGCCGAGTCCGTGAACGTAACGGCACTCGAGCAGATCGTATTAAACGCACTCAAGCAGCACCACGAAGGTGCCACGACCGAACAACTTTCCGACTGGCTCGCGCTATCACTCGTGACGATCTCGCCTCGTATCCGGCCACTCGTGCGCAAAGGACTAGTCATCGACTCCGGGTTCAAACGCTGCAACGCCTCCGGTCGTAAGTCGATCGTCTGGCGTGTCGCGTCACATCAAATGAGGTTGCCGCTGTGAGAAACATCATCCGCTGGCTCGCGCTCCGATTGTTCAACACACTGCCCGTCGACGTGCAGTTCGCCGTCGGTCTGCATTTCATCAACAAACACGCTGATTCGTATCTGCGGTGGAGCCGCAATCAACGACAGGTGGCCGAGCTCTATTTTCATCCGACGTTCAACCGTCGGCGCGCGTGAGCTACGACGCAGCATGGTTTCAAATCGAGCTGGAATCTCGGCGACGGCTCGAAGAAGAACAAGCCGAGCAATCATTTTTACAGGAACATGACATGCCAAACATCGATGATCTCGTACCGAGCAAAAGTAACTTTCTGACCAAAGAAGACGTCGGCGAGGCCGGCGTGAATCTGACGATCAAGTCGTTCTCACAACAAGAGGTCGGCATGGAAGGTGCCGCGAAGGAGCTGAAAGCCATCATCGAATGGCAGCAGGCCGATTACAAACCGATGGTACTGAACAAAGAGAACGCCTCGCGCCTGAAGATGATCTGCAAAACGGCAGACACCGACGCGATGATCGGCCGGACCGTCAACGTCTATTGCGATCCATACGTCAAGTTCGGCAACGAAATGAAAGGTGGCATTCGCATCCGTCCCGTTGAGCACGCGCAGTACCAGGCACAGCAACCGCAACGGCCGCAACGTGTGGCGCAGCAACCGCCGCAACAGCGACAGCAACCGAAATCGGAACCGGCATGGCAAGACACGCCCCCGGTCGAAGCCTACGGCGACGACGACGCTCCGTACTGATGCAATTCACGAACCTCACCGGACTGCCCGAGCCGCTCGTCAGAGCGGTCACGAATGATCCGTACGACCGCGGCACGCGCACCGATTTTTCCGTGACGCAATTGCTCGGTCCACCACGGATTCGCGTATTGAGAAAAAGACATCGCGACCAAATAGTCGAAGATGTTTCCGATCGCATCTACGCCCTGCTCGGGCAGTCCATCCACACGATCTTGGAGCGCGCAGAGACTGGCGACGCGCTCGCCGAGGTTCGGCTGTATATGGAAATCGACGGCCTGACGATTTCCGGTCAGCTAGATCACTGCGTGTTCTTCAAGAGCGAAGGACTACTGACCGACTACAAGCTCTGCAGCGTATGGGCCGATGACAGTAAACCCGAATGGCAACAACAACTTAATTTGCTTGCACTGCTATTGACACGCAACGGCTACCGCGTATCGAAAGCACAGATTCTCGCGATCTATCGCGACTGGTCGAAGTCTCGAGCTCGGCGTGAGATCAGCTACCCGCAGCATCAGGCCCGGCCGATCGACGTGCCGCTATGGTCAGAAGTCGAGACTGAAAACTTTCTGCGCGAGCGCATCAAGGCGCACGTCGAGGCCGAGTGGGCCTTACCAGAATGCACGAACGACGAGCGATGGTATCGCGGCGAGCAATGGGCCGTGATGAAAGAAGGCAACAAGCGTGCGACGTCGTTGCACGACTTCAAAGACGCAGCCGAGAAGGACGCAGCAGAGCTCAACGAGAAATCCAAGCCACGCAAAGCGCAGTACAGAGTCGAGCATCGGCCGGGCGTGAACGTGCGCTGTGCCGACTACTGCCAGGTTTCGGAATTCTGCGAACAGTTCAAAGCAATGGGGGAGAAATGAACATCGGCGACCTAACGCTCGGCGAACGTCTGGCGATCATGTTCGGCGCCGGACTGTTAATCGCCGCGATCGTATCGAGTGCTGTTGGTGTCCCGCATATGTGGATTCTCGCTGCAGCCGGTGGCGGCATTGTCGGGAGCGCGACCCGTATCGCGTGGAACCGGTGGCAGCGATGAAAGTCGATGACGACGCATTCGCGCGCCGCATCGGCGACATACCGAAGGTGCCGAACGATCTTGACCCAGCCGTCGGCGTGATCACGGCGTTTGCGATCGGTGTGTTCGTCCTTTGGTCCGTGACGGTTGCATGGTGGTTACTCGGATGAGCGACGTCACCGAAGGCATGCCGAGCTTCGTGCACGACGTGCAGGACTGTTACCAGTATGCGACCGAGCGTTACTGGCGCGGATGGCTGTGGGGATTTGCACTCGGCGTGACCGGCGCCGCGATCGTCGACGCTGCTGTGATTATTTTGCTGATCTAGTGTGTTGAGGGCAGTTGATGTTTGTTTCTCGCAAAAAGCTCCACGATCTCGAATTTCAGTGCCGCAGCCTACGCTTCGAGGTCGATAGGGCCAACGAACGCTACTGGCAGACACGCCGAGAGCTGGATTTGCTGCTTGCACACCTCGGCCTATACACGCACGAGATTCAGAAGCACACGGTGCTTAGATCAAAGGGCGGACCTGAGCAAGGGCCTTGCTAACTCCATGACTGAGAAAAAGTGGGAGTGCGTGTTTTGCGGCGCCGAGTTGCCGACGGAGGACATGGACGACGACATGCTGGCGTGCCTCTGCTGCCAGACGTGTATCGAGAACAACGAATGGGAACCCGACGAGGAAGCTACGAAATAGTCTCCACCCAGCGAAGTCTTAATAGCGCCGAACCTTATTAAGAGTTCAACCAAAACACTACGCAAATGCGCAGCGAATTAAGTAACCGTCCAATTTGCGTCGCAAAGTTCCTGATGCGATAACAGCTTGGAGAAGAACATGGAAAACGTAATTCGAATGCCCCCGCCGCGCGAACGAACGCCGCAAGTCATTGCGGCGCTACGGGGCGCGACAGTGAAGGATGTCCGTAAGCGTCTCGCCGATCACTCTCGGATCAGCGCGAAGACCTGGGTCCACATCGGCAAGTGCCTCATCGACGTGCGCAGCGACCATGCCGATCAGGGCGCATTTGCCGCGATGTTCGCGGTAACGGCTAAAGAGCGGAAGGACGAGCAGCGATTCCCGTTTTCGTACTCGCGGGCTCGCATGTTGATGTGCATCGCCGAAAGTGATGTTTGCACTGCAAACAATGAGAAGTTACCGCCCGGAATCGATGCGCTCTATCAGTTATCGAAACTCACGCGCGCGAAGCTGGAAACCCTGATCGACTCAGGCGCGATCCATCCGATGATGACGCGCGCCGAAGCATCGAAGCTCGCTGGCACGAAGTCCCGCAAGAAGCCGCCGGCCGAGCGAACATACGAACGCGCCTACGATCACCACCGCGCGCTCTTGCGCAAACTCGACAAAGAACGTCGTGCTCGCGAAGTGCTTAGTCTTATGCACGACTGCGGCATCACCATCCACGAACTACAAGAGATCGAAAAATGAAAGAACTCCCTCCGCATCCGCATTTACTTCTGAGTTTCATCAAGCGCGGCTTGACGTGGCCCGGCGTGTTTTGCGAACTCATCGACAATTCGCTCGACAAGGATGGCGGCAACGCGAAGGTCGTTTCTATACTCCTCAAAAGAGACGTGGTCGGCGTTAGCGATGATGGCGTCGGCATCGCCGACATTGACCGTCTCGGGACACTTGGCAGCAGCGCCTCGTATGAGCACCAAGGTAACATCGGACAGTTCGGTGTTGGCGCGAAAGCCTGGATGTGCAAGGCGGCAAAATTTACTGTCGTAACGGCCCGTGACAAGCGACGCCATATCCACACGTTCGATCTTCGTCCTGCAATGGAGGCGATTGAACGCGGTACGCCGATTAAGCGATGGCTGAGCGGCTACAACGGCAGCGGCAAAGATCATAAGGGGCCATCTGGCTCCGTAGTATTGCTAGATGATCTGCACACAGATTCAGGCCCTATCAGCATACCGGCGCTGATCGGTGAGCTTGAGCGCCGGTATTGGCCAGCACTCAGGTCAGGCATCAAGCTCGTAATCGATGATCGCAGGCGGCGCCCGAACGTCATGCACCCGCTGCGCGCGCTTGAGCCTGCAGAATGGACTGACAAGTTCAGTTTTGAGTCATCCGTCAACGGCCGAGCGTACAAGGCGACTCTTGGCATACTCACCAACAAAATCGGCGCCTACGGTGGTCTGTTCATCGGCTATCTCTTCCGAAACATCTGCATCGAGAAAAGGTTTGTTGAGCGACGCTTTCCGGGTCGGTTGCACGGTCAAATCGAACTCTCGGAAGCATGGCGATCAGCGCTATCCAATTACAAAGACGACCTGATCAGCGATAAAGATGCTTTGCTTGCCGACATTGAAACTCAGGCAAAGGCGCTCATCGATAAAGCCGATGATTTCGTGGAGGACTGGCGCCTTAATGTCGAGGTCGCATCAACGATCGAAGGCGTTGCGAACGATGCTCTAAGACGATCGCTTGCCGGAGAGATACAGCCTCGTACAACGTACAGCCGTGGCACCACCACAGCATCACGCAAACGCGGAAAGAAACGCGCAAAGCGGCGATCGAAACACGAGAAAGAGACTCCGCAACCAACCGAAGCGAAAAAGCGTCCGCTTGTTAGGGGAATGAAGCTCGGCTGGGCAGCGCGAGGAACTGACGTAATTGGAGAGCTCGACATAGCACCGAACTCAATGACCGTGACGCTCAACAAGGAATGCCCAAAGCTCGAAGCGCTGTCTAGGCAGCCGCGGTATCCAGGTGTGTACCTCGTCATGGGGCACGTGATTGCGAGGCACTGCGTTCGCAACCTTCGCCCGTACGAAATCGAAGAATACTTCAGCGGCATGCTCGGTGACGCCAAGGGTAGCGAGGACATCAATGCACTCGCTGACGCAATCGAGCTTTGGTGGGCATTCCTCGCAGACGAGCAGCAGGAGCAAGCGGCCGCCGCGTAATGAGCATCCTGCGCCACGCACAGAAGGTCATCACGGTCGCCGAGACGAGCTCGCCGAAGCTCGCCCGGTCGGCCCTCTGGCGCGTCGCCGTCAAGCGCCTCCTACGGGAAGCGGTAAACCTCGAGACGGAATGGCAGAATGACGAGGCCCGCGAGGCCCTGGAGGAGGACGAAGAATGCCAAGACCCAGGAAGTCCAGTATCTACGAACGATTTGAACGCCACGCTGAGCGAACTTTTGCCGACGCGGCAGCGCGCTATCTCGCGGAGTTCCAAGGAAAGGACAAGCTCCGTAGTGCCCATTGCATCGCGTCCGTCGCGCCGTACATCGGACAACTCCGATTGATCGACGTCGACGACGAAGCAATGCAGGCGTTCAAAGAGGATCGACGCTTAGGCCGTCCGCCATTCGGTAAGCCGGCGATGGTGGGAACGGTGAACAAGGAGTTATCGCAGGTTGTGACCGTGTTGAATAAGGCCGCTCGTATTTGGCGTTGGATTCCGTCCGCGCCGAAAATCGAGCACGTCCGCGGAGCCGTGCGCCAAGCCTACCCGTTCACGCTCGAGGAACAGAAACGACTGTTTGCAGAGCTTCCGAGCGGCTGGGACGTCGGCGCTGCGGTGTTTGCGGTCAACACGGGAGTGCGCAAGGAGGAGCTATTCGGCTTGAAGTGGACCGACATGGTTCGGGTGCCCGAGCTCGGGGACGGTGTGTTCGTGTTCGTGCTGGTCGATACGAAGAACGGCCACCAGCGCGCGGTGATCTGCAATTCGTTCGCGCGCAACGCGGTGGAGCAGCAACGCAAGTGGCAGGCTAAGCACGGCTGGAGCACCTACGTGTTCCCGTCGCGCCGGCACGGCTACGCAGGCGAGCGCTGTAAGGCGACGGGGCGGATATGGGGCGAGGCGTGGATAAGGGCTGGTCTGCCTTCGGGGCCGCTCGTGAAGAAAGGTATCCACAACTGTCGCCATACCTTCGCGCATCGCTTGAGAGCGGCTGGCGTGCCACAGGAGGACCGCAACGCCCTCCTGGGACACGCTAACACGAACCTAGCCGAGCACTACGCCCTGCCCGACCTCGAGCGCCTACTGGCTCATGCGGAGAAGGTTGTGCAACTCAAGGAGACCACAGTGCTTAGAGTGGTTGCAACGCATGTGCCGACGGCTGGCATGGCTGTTGGGGAATCGAGCAACGGCGCGGCTTAGAGCCCTACGACGCCGCGAACCTTTGGCGAGAATGTACGTGTTAAGGTGTTGAAGTAACTACGAAATAGGTGTCTCGCGGGCGCCTCAAAAGGTACGTCTGTATGGTGAGCAGAAACCTGAAAGTGAAGGTTAAGAACAACGCCGAGTTTGAGGCGATCAAGCGGGCGATGGAGATGCAGGACGTTCGTGCGTTTGTCCTGATCGTCGGGCTGCTTGATCCATTTTCGCAGCGAGCTCGGCAGCGCATCATCAACTTCGCCGTCGATACGGTAGACGAGCAAAGCAGATTGGGAAACGCCTGACATGCACACTGAACCATATGACGACGGCGACTGTAGCGACGACGTAGAGCCGGACGAGTTCGAGGAGGCGCTACAGAACTGCTGCGGTCACTTCGAGGCTGACGGGCGCTTCTGGTGCGGCGCCGCTGGTTCAGAGGACTGCGACTGGGAGTGTCCGTTCAGTCGAGACATCGGCAAGACCGAAGCCGAGATTGACGCCGAGCACGACAACGACAACGCCTAGCGAGGATGACATGGGGTATTTCTCAAACGGTACCGAGGGCATGTCTTACGTCGAGAGCTATTGCTTCCGGTGCGTGCATTGGAAGGATTTGGACGACGGCCGAGGCGCCGGTTGCCCGGTGTGGGATCTGCATCTGTTACACAACTACAAGCGCGAGACGGAAGTCGCTCGGATGCTAGACACATTGATCCCACGAGCGACGATGGTGGCAGACGACGGGATCGATCTGCCGTACAACGAGCAGTGCACGATGTTTCACGAACGAGTGTAGCGAGGACGCGAACAATGATCCTGCCGCGATTAATGGAGTAGGCGGTGAAATTTCAGATAGGCGGGGATGCCGATCCAGCGCTCATTGAGCGGGCGCTGCTGAAGGTCAATAAGCATTTCGACGGCGCCGACATAGAGTCAGCGATCAAGTTTGCGCTCGCATACTTGGCGAGCCTTGTCGTCATTCACGAGCGATACGCCGGGCCGATTGAGATTGACGATCTGGTCACGCAACTAGAGGCCGCTATTGAGGCCGGCAACGAAGCTCCAAGGCAATCGTAGAGGTAAAGACCAGTGCAACGCATCGAAAATGACGTGGCCGACGAACCACTCACGCAAGAACAGATCGACGCCCACGGGATGCGGAAGTGCGCTTACTGCGGGCGACCGACGAGCCATAAGCCAAGACCAGGATCGCACGGCGTGGTCTGTCTAGACTGCACAGAGTATCCGCCTTCGGAGGGCGAGTGACTAGGTCGGCGAAAGATTACGCAATCGAGCACGGCGAGTACCTTGCGACAGCCGTCGAGGAGTACATCAAGCTACGCTGCGTCTGCGACGCGGCTCTGGAGGAGTGCGCCGAGCTGCCAGACGAGCTTTCGGAACGGCTTAGCGATCACTTCAGCGGGCTGAGCCGCGATGTCTACGAGTTCCGCAAGCGCGCGGAGCGAGCCAAGAAACCGCGTCGGAGGGGCAAATGAGTTTGGAATGCAGCGAATGTGAGCGAGACTTACGCAGCGGTCACGATCCGTCGTGCTCGCGTTATGTGCGATGTAAGTGCGGTCACGGCATCGAGGATCACGGAGACGACGGTGTCTCGTACTGCCTAGAGGTGGATTGCATGTGCCGGAAATGGGAGCCGTCTCGGGAACACAATGAGTGAATGCGACCACTGCGACCACATCGGTACGGAGCGCCGCGCAGGAGATCCACAACCGTGGATGGTGTGCAGATGCTGCCAGTGCGGTCGGACGCGTCCGATGGAAGGCCCACGCGGGCAGCAGCTACATGGGCTCATTACGTGGGAAGACCACCGTTACGCTGATTGCGGGCCGTACCACGCAGAGCACGGGATGCCGCAATCGAAGTACAGCACGCCGATAACGGAGCGACCAACGAAACCGTCCTCGGTGGACAAATGACTTTGTGGGAGCACTGCTTCTGGCTCGAAGTGGAGTTCTGCAAAGCGACCGAGCAGAAGGTGATTGAATTCGCCGACGTAGACGCCCGAGTGCTCTACTGGGCCAAGAACGTTGAATACGTGCCGTGCGACGATGACAAGATAGCCCACGTAACCATTCGTGGGAAATTGTGTACTGGAGGCAGTGAAAATGACGCTTGAAGAAATCGCCGAACAGTTACGCATATCAGCACAATACGATTCGGCCGTGCCTTCGTGGTGGGCCGAAGCGGCGGAGGTCGTTGCTAGTGCATCGCTCAAGCTAGACCAAGCCCTCGAAACGAATCGCGAGCTCAATCGTCGGTGTCAAGTAGCGGAATCGGCGGCATCGCAGAAAATCGAGGACGCCAAGCGCGAGGGAGTGTCACTGAGCAAGCGATTCGCTCGAGCTGGCTATCAGATGGCGGAGCGAGAGAACGAGGAGCTACGGTCCAGATTAGGCAGATTGCGTGAATGGCTGGAGCGATATGACTCGGACGCAATCAACGAGCGGACGCTGATCGCGGAGCTGCGTGATGAATTGGTCGTAGAGACACCCGTGGATATTGCACCGCCCAATGCGTGGCATAAGCCACCCGTCTGAGTGAGACGGCTACTGAGTCGGGCGCGAGCACTCCGCAGCGGGGTAACGAGCGCCTCCATTGACGGCCGCGTATTCTTCTTGTCGCTGCTCGAAACCGTTGTTGAACTGCACCCACGCCTCACCCGTGGCACCCATGCGTAGCCAGTACAGCCGACAGATTTCGCCCGATAGCGTGATACGCAGCGCCACGCGCTGATTCGCCTCGATGCTGGCGAGACGGCCCTCGACCTTGTTGAGCTCGTCCGCCCGCGCAAGCCCTGTAGCACCGAGATAGGTGAACATGCCCATCGCCCAGGAGACCCACAACAGCAATGCGAACATAGTGCCTGCCATCGCCCAGCGCCAGCGGACCACGCCCGCTTCGTCTGAGGGCGGTATGAGTGAATTGACCAGCTTCGACGGGTCCATCCGTGCAAGCCTCGTGCCTATTCGGCCGGCGCCGCAGCACCTTTCGATGCGAGCGACTCATCCGTCATCGCGCGGAATACGATCGTCGCGCCACCACCAATAACCGGCATGGCCGAGTCCCACGTGAGGCCGTCGTGCGCCCATAGCTGGACCAAACCCCACACGACCTGACCTAGTCCAAGCCAAATCAGTTTGGATTTGGCAGCGCCTTTCAATGTGTCCATGCCCATCCCCTCATCGATCGCCGTGAACTGTCCGTCATCTGAATCGCCGTTAGGCCCATGCCGCCTGGCTTTGCGTGCTGCTCGTCGAGCTTGTCGTCGAGCTTGTCGTCGTGCTTTGCCTTCGGCGCTAAAAGGTCGTTTCTCGATCCACTTCAGGACGATTCGCGAGATCAACTCAGACGTGGCGCTCTTCATATACCGTCCGCCCGCGCTCGAGACGTGCTGTTAAGAATTGCCGCCGCGGTGCCTCGCCTTCAGGTGCGACCGCGACATGAATCCACTCAGAGAACTCATAGATAACCTTGCGCAGCGGTAGCGTGTTGCGCAGGTCGTAGATCACCTTGCCGAGCTGATCCAGCGACAGGCCGAGCGCATAGACGTCGGCAGCCAAGCCGTACATATGGTCGCTGTTAAGAGCACCGCCAATCCGCTCGTTTAACGCCCGCGGTCTGTATCCTGAAGTCACCACGATCGGCACCGCGGCACGATCTCTGATCGGGTCGAGCACGAGCACTGCCAGCCGGATCAAGTTGCGCTCAACCTCAATAGGCGGACTCATGTCGATGCCGTGCCGAGCCGCGGTCGACGAGCGCAGAAACTCGGCGCGAGTAAAATGCCGGCTGATCTTGAGACCATCTGGCACGATTCTTGAAGTACTCTCGGACATGATCTGGCTATTCATACTCGCGGGCGTGCTCCTGCCACACTGGGGACTACCCCCGCGCGTCAATCAGGTGATCGCGATCACGATCATGGTGGTCGCGCTCGTGCTGTTCGTGGCTTGGCCCGATGTGCGCGTCAATGTCGACTGACGCCGTGCGCGACCTGCTCGAGCGCGGACTGACCGTGCGAGACGTCGCCGAGCTTTTCCGCGCGCACCCGCTCGCGGTCAGGTCACTCTTTGATATGGTCGTCGAACACGTTGAGATTTCTTGCCCAGAACACTGCCAATCGCTTGCGCCATCCGGTGGAGTGCCGATAGTGGCGCTGGACCCGTGAGCTGAACATCAGTTCCCACCGCGGCTTTTCCAAGAACATCAGGCCGAAGGTGAGGTTGAAAAGAATGTCGAGCACGAAGCCGATCACGATCAGCGGAGTCAGCACCGCATACCAATAGGGTGTGAGCTGCGCCCGCTTGGCCTTCGCCGCCATGATCGCGACGTAGCTCCAATGCACTCCGAAGTAAACAGCCATGGCAAGCCATAGCAGGTCAATCAGCGTTATCGTTGCCATGCGCAGTCACGGCGTCGCTTCAGCGATGTCTTCGAGAATGCCGGCCATCTCTTCGACGTAGATCTGCATCGAGTCGATGTGCCCTAGTTCAACCGCCTTCGCAGTTAGCCATTGCTGCGCAGCGGGTCGGCTGAACCCGCGGGCGCGCAGCGCATCGAGCAGCGACTGATGCTCCTGCTTCGTTATGGTATCCATCACTCCGCCCCTCGTTGCCCCCAGGACCCCGGCACGCGCGGCCCGGCGGGCGGCGGCGGCTCGCCGGTCGGCTCGGCCACGGACCACGAGAACGTGCCATCCACCGAAGCGCCGGACGCATCCGTGCAGCGTACAGTCGCGGTGTACGGCGAGTCGTCCTCGGCCCCCGCACTGAGCGTGCCACTGATCAATCCAGTCGAGCTATTGATCGACGGCCCAGCCGGAAATGAGTTGTTGATCTCGCTGTAGGCCACATTGCCTTGCGCATAGCTTGCGAAGAAATACTTCTTCATCCCGATCGTAACCGAGGCGCCCGACGGGACGTTCACGGTCGGCGGCGTGGAACGCAGCCCGATGGTGCTCGTGCCGGGATCAGCGAGCACTGTGATCAAAAGTGAATCGCGTAGCCCGAAGTTCTCGCCTGGCGTCTGATTCGTGATGAAAAGATACAGCTGCCCGGCCGTGAGCGATCCGAGCGCAACGTGGATTCGCAACTCCGTCGTGCCGTTGTAGGAGTACACGGTCTGCGCCACTTGATTGTTCACGCCATTCGGATCGCTGGTCAAATGCACGAGCGGCACCTCGGCGCCGAGGTTCGCCACCGTACATAGCACACGCTCCTCGTGGCTGAAAACGATGTTGAGATCACCGACCTGCGTGAGCGACGGCGGATCGCCCGTCGGCGCACTGCGCTCCGGCACATCCGGGCCTATGCCGTCGGTGCGCGTAACGGAACCCTGTAGGGATGGCGCCGCAAGCCCGTTGATACCAACGTCCGCGCCACTGTCATCCCAAAACCAGGCGTTTGCGCCGTGCGTCTGACACAGCGCATCGCCTTCGTTGAGCGGGTCCGCCACGAAGGCTTCGCATTCGGACTGCGATAGCGCGGTATTGTGGATATACAGAAAGAACGCAATCTGCCCGTCCAGCTCTTGCAGCCAGGCCGAGCCGTTCCACACCGCGCCCAAGTAAAACCGCTGCTGCTGTCCATCGTCAAAAAACGACCCGCCGTCTGCACCTGAGACCGAGTGTGCTTGCGTAGCGGTCGAGAGCGGGATGCGGCGCAGCGTGATGTTGCCGCCGTTGCCAGGATCGCAGTAGCAGTCCGCCACCCACACATTCGCCGCCGACTCGCAGTTCGCTGTCTGCTCGAACGTCGGCGAGAGTGAATATTGAAACTCGATATTGTTGTTGGTCGGCTCGAAACAGATCGAGTGATTCATCGCGTAGTCGATAGCCGAATTGCGGCGACAGCCCCAAAAGCACCCGCGCTGCGACGGATCGAGCGTGTCGACGTTACGCACAACGATGATCGTACGAGCCGCTTCTCCGGCACCGGTGCGCAACGCCGGTAGTCCGAGCGGAAACGTAGCCGCATCGCCATCACCGCCCGGAAAGTCCCACGCTGCAACGACGGTCATGTGATTCCCCGAATGCCGCGGTTCGGCGCGCTGCCGCTTGCGATCCTACGATTGACCGCCGCGTTGTCAGCCCACGTCTGTCCGGAAGCAAGCGTCAGCACTTTCGAGACGTAGTTGATTGCGGTGTATTGCACGTTGCCGACACCGTTGATATGCACGTAGAACCCTCCCGCCTGCTCGCCGAAACTCGGCGCGCCGTCTTGAGGATCATCAAACCACGTCGCATCGTCGACCGTTAGCGATGTGCTAGAAGAGCCTGCACCATTCGCCTGCGTGAGATTCACGCCCTGACCGATCGAGAGCGAGTCGGAGACCGGCAGATACTCGCCGACGATATCCGTGACGTCGGCTTCCGCAGAGGCGGCCGGCGCATTGTCCAGATTCGCATCCGCCGTGAACGTGAAATTGGAGAACAGCGAAGGATGATTCGCAAGCCACCACGTCACCGTCTGATTGCCAGCGCCATCACCGCCCGTGATGCTGATCCTGAAATCATCACCATCACGTGTAGCATCCTGGATGGTGCAGCCGTGCAGAATGCCATTCGGGAACGCACCCGCCATCGTCCGCCCAGTACCGAGGAAAATCAGGATAAGTTGATTGGTCCATCCGGAGCGTGGGTTGGACACAACGTCCCGCAGCACAAGATTCTTCATGCAGAAGTCAGAGAGCGGCGTCTGCCCATCTTCGCCGGAGCCCCACCAATCCACCGCGTAGAGCAACGGGCCACGTAGGTGATCGAACACGCAGTGAGCGATCCGGCAGCCTCGCGAATGATGACTCCACGCCGCAGCCTCGGAGAGAATCCCCTGCATCCGCCCGTTGCGCAGCACGCTATCAAAAAGCCCGTTGCGCGTGCCTTCGAGCTTCATGATCTCCGCCAGGTTCTGCGAGACGCCATCCTGCGGCAGCCCGTTGCGTTGGCGCACGAGTCCATAGGCATGCACGTCAAAAGCGTTCTGCGAGCCGACGATGCCGCATCGATTACCATCGGGCTCGGTGCTGGAGAATGTTGGCACCGTCGCCCAGGAGTTGTTGCACGAGATACCGCGGATCGCGCCGGATCCCGAGTAGATGCCGCCCGGATCGTGACCGATACGATTCCAGAAACGCCCCGACGCGCCACCGTCGTACAAGTGCCGCACCGCATTCGCATTGCCGCGCCAGATCGCTAAGCCGTCGCCGAAGTCGTTGCCGTCCGGGTAGTAGCAGGTGCCGATCTGCTCGAAGTCCACCTCAAAGCGGCCACGCGCCGTCGTGTTCGGCGACGTGTCGATCGCGTTCCAGCCCGCGGTGCGCGTGACCTTGCACTCCAGCTCGTAGTCGGATGAGTTGATGCGGATGCCGTTGGTGATGTGCGCTACGGACTCCGGTGCGTCGCCTTTTTGCACTTGCCCGCCACCGGAGCCAAAAACAATCTCGCCATCGACCACGAAGTACGAAGACTCACTCTCGCGCAGCACGCTGATAAACGGCACGTTGATATTGATCGCATAGTTGATCTGCCCGGAGGACGGCCCAAGCAGATACACGAGCCCGGTGCCGTTCACGCGCAGTCGGATGCGGTGCGTGTTATTGGTGCCTGCATTCTGCGGATTGAACGGCTGATTTCGATAGTTGCCAGGCGCGACCATGATGTCGACGTGACCGCTCGCGTGTGCCACGACTTGATTCGCGCGCGTGATCGTGGCCCACGGTCCAGTTGAGCCTGACGTAAACGTCGCCGATAACCCGGTCCAGCTATCGCTACCGGTAGCACCGTTCACATAGTACGTCTGCGCCGCGCTCGGGCTGCCTTGCACGACGATCGAGAAGGTCGTCTGCCGCGTTGCCCCGCCGGGCGCGGTCGCCGTGACCGTGATCGGATGCGTGCCGGCGACTGAGGTTGAGCCCGTGATGTCGCCGGTGGAGGAGCTGATCGAAAGCCCGGAGGGTAAGCCGGTCGCGCCAAACGACAATACGCCCTTATCCTCCGCATCGACGAAGTTCGCAGCGACGCTGAACGACACCGCAGCCTCCGGCTCGTGCTCTTGATCCGGTATCGGCGTGACGAGCGTAGGTGCGGTCATGACGAGGACTTCCGCACGCGGCAAACGTAGAGATTAAATTCGTCGCTCGCCTCCGGTGCGCTGATGGCTAAACCGACCTGCATATAGTCGGCCTCCAGTATCTGCGCGTGCGCGAACAGATCCGTGATGGTGAACGTGACCGATTGCACGTCGCCCGCGATCAAGTCCTCCACGAGGATCCGATCTTCCGGAACCGGACCGCCCGGCACGATCTTATAGCAGCGTGGAGTCAACGCATTGAGCACAATCGGATAGATAATCAAGCCGAACTCCACCACGCTGCCGATGCTCACCACGTCCTGTAGAATGTACTGGACGTTAACCGTGACGGTGTTCGTGATGTTCAGAAGATTTCGGCTAATGCCGAGCATCTGACCACCAGCCAACGTCCCGTCGACGGCAAAAAGCAGCGCATTGCCGCCGTTCAATCCTGCGCCCACCACGAGCTGCGCCGAGTGCGGGTCGTCCGCAACCGCTACGCTGCCAAAGCCGGTCCAGAACTCCGCATCATCCGCCGCCGAGAAGTTGCCGTCCGCGAGCTCGTCGAGCGCGATGTTGCTCGTGACTCTGCGTACCTCGATGTAATCGATCTCGCAAGCCGCATTGCTGCCGACCGGTTGATTGCACTCGATGATCGGCCGGATGTACTGCGCTCGCGTGAACGGCGAGTTAAGCGCGTGAATGAACGACGGATGCCACGGACTATTGAAACGATCCATCGGCAGGTTCAGGTGCTGGCTGTCCGGCGGATTGTTCGGATAGTCCTCCGATCCCGTGATCCATGCGAACGCGCGCTGCCATTCTGGATAGTTCGCAAGGTCCACCGCTGAGCATAGGCTGCGATTCGGGATCGAGCCTACGCCTGTCGGATTACCAGCCCCGTCGATCGTTGCGTCTAGCGTTGCGCCGAAAAAGCCAATGCTCAACAACTCGTTGCCAGCCTCGTGCTCCGCCGCACGAAAGCGCGTCGAGCACTCGTAAAGCTGGCTGGCATCGTACGGCACGAATCGTCGATACAGCGCTCGCATCGCGCCGGTGACGCGCATCGAATTGCCGCCATTGATGCCGTTTGCGTTAAACGAGATCGTCGGATTGCCGCTGATGAGCCACTCACGCTCGAAGTCTTCTCTCGACGTATAGTTGTCGAACGTCTCAAGCCAATGATCTGATTCCTGATACGGCGCTCCGCCGGTTGCCCGAAAGCCATCGTCTGCATCGGAACTCCACTCCGAGCGCCGCGCACCTTTGACCGTATACGCCCACAGCCACTTCGTTTGAATCTTATCGTACGGAATCCGAAACCACTGCCCGCGCCCGGTCTCTACCCGCACGGCATTGGCGCGGTCGTTGTCGATCGACCCGTATATTTGGATTCGGTCGTACGCTATTTCGGGTAAAACCTCTAGCGTGACCTCGACTCCATAGTCCGTGGCGACGTAGCTCGCGAATACCGGCTTCGGCGGCAGCTCCGGATCGCCCTCGCCGAGCGCCACCTCACTCACCAGATACACGACCTTGCTGTGCGTGTCCCAGTGATCCCCCACGCCGATGCCCGGCTCATCGCCGGTGATCGGATCGCCCGGCCCGGCGCCTTGAATCACGCTCACGCGATTGCCGGTCTGAATCGTCGCGCCGTGATCGGCGACGACGTGCCCGGACAAGTCCGGCGCAATCGCTTCCGTGTTGTCCATGATGATCACGATGCTGCCCGGCGCGCCGCCGCCACCCCCGCCTGGGTACATCACGTGATCACCCAAGGTCATGCTCGTCGACGCCGCACCATCGAGACCGCTAACGTTGATCTCGCCGTTCAGGCCGAACTCCAAGCCGCGACATGTGATCACAATGCCGCCGCCGCCCGCGCCGCCCGCGCCGCCGAGACGCTTGACGACGTGACTGCCGCCGCTCGACTCCGTGAGCGGCTGCCCGTAAATGCCGGGCGTCCCGCGTAGATCCGCCTGCAGTCCGGTCAGCGCGCCTGCTTCGAGCTTGACGTGCCAGTCGATGAGGCTCGATTGACCGATACGGCTCGGCCCCGCGATGCGACTAACGACATCGGCACCGGACAACGGAATGTTTTGCAGCCCGGCCGAGCCGCGCGTCGAGCCCATTGTCTGCACGTCGAAGGACTCTTGAAGGACATACGGATCATTGACGACGTGCGGTGTTGTGATCGCCGCCAACCCGCCGCCGATCGACGATAGCGTGCCGTTGATCGTCAACGTGCCGAGCACGCGCAGCTGGATATTCTGCCCCCAACTCAACGTCACGCCTTCGTCGATCGTGAGGTTGCTCATGTGATAGAAGATCACATTGCTCGCGCGCAGATCGTCGCCGCCACCGAGTGCAATATTAGTCGTGAGATGACCGGCAACGATCGTCGCACCAGCAGCGGTCAGCGACACGCCCTCGCTCTCGTACCAGCTATCCTCTAGCGGCGTGAAGTCATTTACGGGCACCGTCGGCAACGTCTGCACCGACGAGCCGAAGAGCATCAGATTGCACTCGCCGGTGATCCAGTTCATCGACGCTTGCTGCACTTCCATCGCTCGATCAAACGTCCCGGTGTCGCTATAGTCATCGAGGCTCGGCAGCGTGACCTTCACCACGTCGCCGACTTCGAGCACGTTCAGATACGGCATGCCGACGAGATCCAGATAGATCGGCGGCGCACCGTAGCGCGACGACAAGCCAAGCCACGTGCGCCGTATGCCAATCGCGCTGTGCTGCGTGACCGGCATCCCTTTAAATTGCATGGTCCGGGCAGCGCCGATTCCGTGCGTCGCTATGGATTCGTCATTGAAAAACGTAGAGCGGCGAGTGAAGCCGTCGCCGTCCCAGTTGTAGTCGATGGTCAGCTGGTTGATGACGCCGTCTTGATCGTGCTGCAGAGGACCGTGGCTGACTACATGCTCGGGCTCGATATACGCCACGACCGACGAGCGCGCGAGCACGGCGGTAAAGCGCTTGAGCTTGAGCTTGCCCTCCGGCGTGATCGCAAGAAAGCACCCAGCTGGCCGCAGCAACTCTTCTTCGATGAAGCGCTTCGCGTCGGACTTCGCGACGTGAATGAATCGCATGATCAGGCCGGCGCCGCCGGACAGATCGTCGTCGTCGTGAAAGTCCGCGCCGACTTGTGAGAACGAATCAGCATCGACGTTCGCAGGGTCAATGCCGCAGTGCCAGTGCTCCGGCAACGTAATCGCGGTGCCGAGAATCGTGCCGGTCATCAGCGCATAGGCGATCTGCACGACCGTGCCTTCCAGATACGGAAACTCGATGATCTCCGGCCACTGATCCGGATCAGTGCCGGAGACCTCCACCGCTGACGCCACGCTGTTCACGTCGCGCGTGCAGCCAAGAAAGCGCGGCGGGTCGTCCGTTGCGATATCGGTGTAACGAATGATCTCTTTGGTCTTCTTCACCATCACGTAGCCGACGAGCTGCAGCCTCGCGTCGGTGAAGTACTCGGTGTGCTGCAGGCGCTCGAAGCCCTCGGTCGAGCGCACGTACAGCGTCGTTTCCGTGGCCGTGATCGTCTCGGTGAGCCGCGTCGACTTCAGATTGAAGATCTCGGTGCGCAGATCTAGCTGCCGATCGCTCGCCGAGAAAATGTACAGCCCGGTGTCGTTCGCGATCACCCCGGTGAGCTGATACGTGGCAACCCGTCGCCACGTGCCGTCTGCGAAATTATCAGTGTCGCCGGTAAAGACGCGGACCTCGTTATGACGCGGCCCCTCGAACTCGTTGAACAAGTTGCTCCGCAATTCGTCTGTGAGCGCAGCGTCGAGATCGACGGCACTGAAGCTGAACGAGCCGATCGTCGAGCGCGCTTCGTCTGGAAAGAGCTCGTGACTGACACTCGCACATTCCTTCAAGCAACCGTGCACGACGTTGCCGGGAACGTTGCTGATAGCAGGTTTATTGGTGAGGTAGATCGATTCGACGTCGAAGATGATGCCGATCACTACCCGTGGCTCGCGTAGCACAGTCGTCAGACGCGAGCCGGTCGGATCAGTGCGCATATCTAGTTGAACTGCAAGCCGTTATTGGGCGGCTCGCCGCGCGTGGTACGATCGCGCGCGATTTGGAGGCATAGATATGCGGCTTCTAGCTTCACTAGTGTTTTTCCTTTGGGCGTCAGTAGCCCTTGCGGGGAATCGAGTCGACGAGCTTTTTGGTGAAGGCGTATTTGGCGTCACTTGGGGTATGACGCTTGATCAAGTGCGCTCAATTCACCCGAACGGCGCAAGTCCAAAATACAGTTTGCCGATTGCGCCTATCTACGAAATGCAGGACGCGCGTCCTGTGCTCGAGATACCGCGCCACAAGAAAGCAAAAATCAGCTTCATATTCCACGAAGATCAACGACTCGTCGGCATCTCTGTCGACTTCCCAGATTGCGCCATCTTGAGCGCAAAACTGTTCTCGATCTTAGGCCCGCCTGATTCAACCTTCGCCGGATCAGAATGGTATACCGAAGATCTATACATCAGCGTCAATAACTTTCCAGAGTGCTACATGATGATTGCCACGGCATCCTCTATTCGTGAATCCGTGGACAAATCTTCACTGGGTCTGAACTAAGGCACCGTGATAAAGCGGAAGGTATAAGAAGCCAGCGATTCGCGGGATGGATGAAGCGGCTCGACATATCCATCACTATCGAGCACGACATTAGTCCACGATATGCTTCCGCCCTCGCTCGCAAACTGCCCAGGGCTAAACTCAAACGCTTCGCCCGACTCGACACTATCGAGAAATTGCACGAGCAGAGCACCGGTCGGATCCCAGACCACCGGCTTCGTTTGAATATCCCACGCTTGCTGGCCGGCGTAGTAATAGGCAGCCTGCGCACCCGTTAACGACCGATGATGCACTACATTGACCACACGCGCGCGTGTAAGACCCGCGTATGCAATGGGCAAATCGTAGGTCACGACTGTATCTACTGTCGTCGGCGGTTGAAGCGACCGCTTCGCTGTGTAACGTACGACGGCCATTTAGGGTGTTACCAACATTTGAGCTTGTCGACTATCTCGGCCGAACAGGATCACGTCCTTTCCATCTGTGGCCTCACGAATAGCGGCAATCAACTGCCGTTTCACATGCTCATCCCAGCCGAACAGTGAGCCGATGTGAATCTCGACGATGCCCTGACGTCGACGATCTACAGCCGTGCCATCTGCAGCCGTGGCACCTGGACGGGTGCTGATTGGATTGGTGAACGAGCCGAGAGAGCCATTCGACTGCATCACGTTGGCCGCTTCGGTCAGTCCCGATAGCACGTTGAGCGCAATAGCCTGCCCGACCGCCACCGCGCCTCGAGCCTTCACCGCGTAATACGCCTTGAAGGCCGTAGCGAGGGACGGTGGGTAGCCCGGAATTAATTGCGACTGGAACGCCTGCACCGCGGCGAGATCCCAAGCGATCTTCGTCCGCCGTACCGCAACGAGCTTCTCGAACGCAATTGCGGCAAGCTGCACGGCTTTTTGTTGGCCGAACACAGCAGTCGCAAGCGACGCAATCTGATTCGAGATATCCGCGCGAAACTGCAGCTCGTCGAGCTTTGCCTCTTGTACGGCGCGATGCTCTTCCCACGCAGCATTGACCGCCATCTGCGTGCGCTGTTGGTGCTGCTCCTCGAGAAAGCGGGTGTACTCCTCCTCGAGCTTTCGTTTCGCGTCGTCGATCTCGATCAACGCCGGAATCATGGCCATCTTGCCGCCGGCCATCTGCCCACCTAATGGACTGACTGGCGACGTGACCTGCAGCGCATCGATCGACGCCTCGTAGGCGTCTTTCATCGCATTGGCTGCGTCGACTTGCTCCTGATTGGCTGCGCGTTGCGTCTCCGCACGCTTGTTCGCCTCGAACTCTAGCCCGCGCTCAATCTGTGTGATCTGCATCAGCAGGTCCGCACGATGCGCGAGCTCTTTGGTCAGTAGCGGTTCGTTCGCGCCAAGCGCGCCAGCCTTCTTCGCAGCCTGCAGCCCCTCGATCAGCCGTTCAGACGCACGGAGCTCGTTCTGCAGCTCCTGAAGTGGTGAGCGTTCGAAGATACCGAAGAACGCGGCCAGATCGACCGTGGTCTCGATGATGGCATTGCGTAGACTGCCGCTAATGGTCGCCGACAATGCCTCAAACTCATCGCGCAGAGCCTCAGCCTGCTCGATGTTCTCGTTTGTGATGAAGCCTTTGAACTTCGCCTGTGCCTCGTCCAGTGCCGCGATGCCGCCGGACAATGCAGCCGCAAGTTGTGGCCCGACCTGTCGACCGAATAGATCCGTTGCGCGACTTGCACGGACAGCACCGGATTCGATCTCCGCGAGTTCGCGCAACACATTGCGCAGAGCATCTTCTGTATTGACAGCCCGCCCGGTGGAGTCAACGAACGCAACGCCAAGATCCTGAAACGACTTCGCCGCCGTCTTGCTGCCGTTGATCGCATCGCCGAGCACCTGATTGAACTTAGCGAGTGCGACGTCGGTTTGCTGTGCAGCTATGCCGCCAAGATCATCAAACGCAAATCGTAATTTCTGCAGAGTTTCGGCGCTGACGTCGGCAGCTTTGGCAACCTTGCCGATGCTGTCGGCCATCTCGAGCGAGGCCACGGCAAACCGCGTGACCGCTGTAATCGCAAGCGCACTCGAGATACCAACGCCCAGCAGGTTGAACGCCTTGCGGATTTTCTCAAGCGCCGTCGTCTGCTGACGGTGAAACTGCTCGAGCTTGCGGTTTGCCTTGTCGAGCTCCGCTCTGAATCGGCTCGATTCAGCCTCGAGTGCTACGACATAGCGGGCAAGATCGGTCACGGATTAATTCGCCTTTTTGCTCAATGCGTCGAGCATTGCCACGGTGCGCCTATCGTTGCGCTCTGCGCGAGTTGCGGGATCGATGTAGAAAAACTCGGACGGCTTGACCGGCTGGGAGCCGGGCGCGCGGTTTGCGTTCGCGAGAATGGTTGCGACGATGGAAGTGTGCCAGTTGTCCCTGATCGCTCCGAACGGTTCGAGTCGTTCGTATTCCTGCCACTCGGCTATGAGGTAAGCAGGTAGTGCCTCGACTTGCCTAACATCCCACCCGAGAGCTAAAGCGAGGCGGAAGATGAACCGTCGCTCTGGGTGGGTTCGGAGTTTTTTGCGGCATCGACTCCCGACAGCTCATACACCTTCAGCCCAATCTCAGACAGAAGCCGCATCGGCACCGCTGCCGCGACGCTGTCTACGGTCTCGCCATTCCAATCGAGCACACCGTATTTGCAGACGATCGCAAGCGCATCAGGACCGGGCTTGCCTTGCATCTCGAAATACGCTTTCGCGCTCAACTCTTGAATCTTGAGCTTGCCGAGCCCAGCGACTTCGATCTCTGTTGTTTTTAGTAGTGACTGCATGGCTATGCCGCAGTGATCGCACCGGAGATCTTCGCCGTGAACGCGATCACGTTCTTGTCATCGACCGACGGCTCGAGCACCCACGACAGCGGTGCGACTTGGAAGGTCCAGGTCTTCGCAGGAGACACGCCGACATAGGACACCCTAAACGCTCGGTTCACCTTCGCGCCCACTGCGGTGACCATCGCCGCTTGTTGCGTCGCGGTCGGATAGTAGTTGGCGCGGACCGTGATCTCTTGGCCGTCTGCCAGGCCGCCGATAAATTCACGAGTACCCGTGGCGGAATCGAAGTTAGTAACGTCGACCAGATCGTTCGTCTGACCTACGCCGGAAATTTCAAACACTTCTTCAATCGCGGTATAGCTGACCGGCGAACCTGTTGAGCCAAGGTAGGCTTTCCAGCGGCCGATGTTTGCTGCAGTTGTCATGCTTTAACCCTCAGTAGTAAGCGATCAGGAATTGCTGCGACACGCGGTACAATCCGGAGTCGCTCTCGAATAATTCGAACTTTCTTTCCATGCGGATATGCTCGGCCGTCTTGCTGCCGAACTCCCCGCGGTAACCAGCAAGCAGGGTCTCGATCGCATCGGCGAGCTCGTGCGCGCCGCGATGATCCGTATGCCAAGCTTCGATATCAATCAGCGCCGTTTTTAACAGCCCGACGCCGGCCATCAGCTGATCCCGCTCTTCGGAGTTCAACGTATAAGTGATTGCCGGTAGCGATGCATTCTGTGGAATCGTTTGCGGAAAGATCGATTGACAACGGTCGTAGATCCCGGCATCGGCCGCCAGGAACGAGAACAGACTATCGACGATCATTTTTTCGCGGCCTGGTCGATCAACTCGCGCAGACGGTCTTGCAGAACCTTGTCAACGGCCGGGATCATGCTGCGAAACGCAGGCTCGAGCCACGGACGTTTCGGAATCCTCGACGTGCCGAGTTCGATGAACTGCACGGCGTAGAACGCTTCTTTGCGCACGCCGAGCGAGACCTTCACGTAATCCTTGTCCTTGCCGAGAAACGCCCGCCGAATCACGTTGCGTCTCGCATAGCCCGGCACCGTGAGGCGTCCTTTGTAGGTACGTTTCGGATATGGGTCGACCTTTCGGCCGCCGTAATCATATGGTGGCGCACCGACCGGCGCCGCGGCTTGCGCGGCTTTTTGCGCCGGCAACATCGCAGCCATCGCTGCTTTGCGTAGCGCGGCACCGGCCGGCGCTCGTGCCATCAGATTCAGTTTCTGGAATAACTCCCGATGCCCGCTAATCTGCGACATATTCGCTCACCATCAGCTGCAGCATGCGATGTCGCTCGTCGACATCCAGAACGCTTTTGATATTGAAAACCCGCTCGCCGTAGACAATCCGGTCGCGCGGTCTGTACGCGCGGCTTGCGCTCTGCCGGATCTCGATGCGGTGCGTGATCTCGGCCCGTTCGCCGGATGCGTTGAAATACTCGCGGCCACTGATCGGCTTGATCGACGCCCACTCTTTTGCGATCTCGTTCCAGGCGCCAACGCGCTGACCGGTGTCACCCTGGTCGGCCGTTTGCCGCTGCATAGACACGAGATGGTTCATGCTCACGACGCCGGCCAGACCTCGAGGCGCTCTTCAGTTATGAATGTGATCCCAGAACGTAACTGTGCATCGACAGCGCTGCGCTCGACCGTAATCGTCACGACCTTGTCGACCTCGGCCGTGATCGTGACCTTGCGCACGCCTTCGATATCAATACCGAACGCTTCGCACAGACCTTTTGCAAGCTCATTACTGGTCACAGATCACCCATCGGGAAACAATGCAGCGCACTTGCCGGCGTGCAGTTGACGATCGATACACCTTCCGGCAGATGCTTTGCTGCGTTCGTGAAAGCACGAATGAACGCTGGATAGTCCGAGCAGTTGGTCAACGGCTTCGGATGGTCACCGAAAAAGTGTGAGCCATGCATGTCGAATCCGACGAGCTTCACGTCGACAGCGCCGAACTGCAGCGCCAGATTCACGGCTGCGAATCCCGAATTGTCTCCATAGTGAATCTCGCCCGGCGTCGTACAGAACGTCGACCCGTCTCGAGCGGTCACGAGTTTGATCCGAAATTGCTCGCACTTCCCCCAGTCCCGCTTGTTGTCGTCCGTGTTCGGATTCGCAGCCTGCGAGGCCCACCGTTCACCCTGGAAATCGATGTCACCGTGCACGTCCCACCAGGCACGATCGGACGTATACAAAACGTCAGCAAACGGCAACAGCCGCCAGGCATCGTTCACGGCGAGAACTCTCCAGCCCGCCGACTGTCGAGTCCGACATACCGTCGCAACGTCTTCGGTCAGTGACGGGCCGGAAGCGGCGACGATGCATGCCGACCAGCCGTCACGCAACAGCAGGATCGCGCATCCGCATCAGCACACTTTTCACCGCGGCATTGATCGGATCTTTGTCTGGCTCGTCGTACTGCATCCGAAGCACTTCTAGCACGGCAGCGAATACGATCTCCGGCAGATCGTCGTTGCCGTCGACATCTTCGTACGTATCGGCTGGCACCTTCAGATAGTCGAGCACGATCGCAGTAGCCTCGTCCATCTTGCGAACGATGCGCTCGTCATCGTCGTCGCTCGTGATCCGAAGCTCTTGCTTCACGGTCTCGATATCGAGGATCATGCAGACCTCACCAACGACAACACAGAATCCTGCACTTGCGCCGCAGAATGAATCTCTGACGTCCTGTGCACGATATACGGCGCCCCAGACTTCACCCAAGCCCGCGGGAAGCTCGCAGGGAATTTGTCCGGACACAGCGCAACACACGGCGTCATAAAGTGATTCGCGAGAATGGTCATGCCAGAAATGACCCCGACGAGCACTCGGGCCCGCTTGATGATTCCAGCAACCTGACGCAACGAGGTCTGCCCGCTGAAGTCCATCACGTCTGGATGCCAGTGCATGACGCCATTGAACGGCAGATCCCAGTCGGCACCGATAATCGCGACCTGTCCAATATCGGAAACCACGAGTTGCCTGATCAGGTCGTCCCACCAGGCCGAAGTCAAATGCGGAAACCACGCCTCGTGAATCGACCGGCTCGAGTGATACACCACGATCAGATCCGAAGCCGCAATCGCCGGCTCCTCGACGTTGACCTCAAAATCTAAGTTGAGCTCGTACTCCGGCAGCCACCGCGACAAATGCTCGCCGCGGTCCACGATCGCGTTCGGCCACAGCGTATGATCAGTGCTAACCGGAAAGCCTCGTGCGTATCCGTTGGTCAAGATCTCGTGATTCGGCTTGAACTTGACCTCACTGGACTCGTCCACGAACTCGACCATCTTCGACCAGTCGAGCGCCCGCTTGAATCCGGCTTTTTGCACGAGCAAGTGCACTCGACTAATTCCCTGCCGTTGCCTGAAGGACTGAAGCTTGCTCAGCGCCCAGTAGCAGTCGCCCACACCCGGAGGCACCGCGATTCGTGCCTCAGTCATTTCGCCCGCCCATACGCAACCATCTTGCCAGGGATCGGCACATCCAACGCAAACGGCTCGAACCCGCTACAGAACAGAAGCTTTGCCAATGCGGTCGGCGTCAGATACCAAAAATGCTCGGCCTTGAAGTGATGCTGCCCGTCAGGATGTCGAACATCCGGCACGTCGACGATCAAGGTGCCGGATGGATTCATCAGCGCCCGCGCCCGATCAAGCTCCCGCATCGGATCCACCAGATGTTCGAGCACGTCGTGATAAGTGATCAAGTCAAAGCGCAAATCGCTGAGCGAGTCCGGCATCTTGGCCGTCGTACCGGCGAATGATTTGCCAGTCTGCAAGGGATGCGGATCGATTCCGTACGACTCCACGCCAAACGCATTCAGATAGTCGACAAAGGCGCCATTAGCGCAGCCGACATCGAGCGCTCGCATCCCGTCGCGCCACTCACCGTTGAGCACTCTGCGATATCGAGCGACCCGCAGATTCGCAACCCGCAAGTCATGCTGATACCTCTCCACATAGGGCACGCAATCAGGATGCCGCGACGTAGCCTCGTGATACTCGCCGCTCTCGTACCACTGCTCGTACTCGGACGCGTTGGCGAGCGTCAAAAGCCTGGCCACCCCACAGGCACAGCGTATGACGCGGACCTCGTTGTGCGTTTCGACCGTGCCTATCTCGGCTCCGCACAGACATCGTGCAATCAGCATGCGGCAGCCAACGTGAGTGACTGTGCGACGCGATCACAGGCGTCCTCTGGCTCGATGCGCTCTGTGATCTTCGTCTGTCCTGCGAAGTCTAGGCGCGTCGGGAAGCCATGCCCGTCGTAGATCGTGAACTGCGGCACACCCATGAACCCCGCAAGCACCGAAATACCGTTCTCGATGCCGATGAATGCACGAGCTTGAGCCATGACCAAAACAACCTCGTGCGCCGGAACGCCGAGCAGCGCCCGAACGCCTGCAATCGGCTGATCTTTCGCAGAGCCCACTTGCACCACCGTAAAACCACGAGCCATGAGCAATTCGGCGAGCCTTGAGAAATTGGCCCAGCCCCAGTCCTTGCCTACTCTCGCCCCGCGTTTCTTGCCGTGCCCGATCATCACGATCGTGTTGCCGACCGGCCGATGCTCCACGCCGAAATGCGGATAAACCCCGTGCTCGTAGCGAATGGCGAGATCGGTCTGATCGTTCAAGTGGCAAACCATGCTTTCCAGAAACAGAGTCGGAGGCCACTTGCGATAGACAAGCGAGTCGTGCGTCACGAGCCCATCACGCCCTCGACCGATATAGAACCGCGCATCGGACAGCGCGAAAAGCTCAGGCACGAGCAACGGAAATCGTTGCACTTGCGACCAGTCGACGAATACATCCACGTCCGGCCGCTGGCGGTTGATGTACTTCACGCACGCGAGTGCCATCAGCCAGTCGCCGATGCCGTTGAATGGCCGCCAGATGGTGACGTTCACGCGGCGTGCTCGAGCATCGTCTGCAAGTCGACGAACGGGAAATGCGTTAACGCACTGCCCGGCGTGCAGTTCACGACCTCACAGCCGCCGCGCCAGCGGTGAAACTGCGCCAGATGCTGTTGAAACCTCGACGGCGACGTGTTCCGCAACGGCTCAAGATGCCGGCCGAAGTAGTGCGAGCCGTGCATGTCGAAGCCGAGCAACAGCACGCAGCTCGCGCCGAGCTCGCGCGCGACCCCTATCGCCCGGTAGCCGCTGTTGCTGTCGGCTGGAAACTCGTCGTCGACGACGAGTTTTTCGCTGCCGTTGACTTTGCCGATCGTGAATTTCCGACCCGCGAACCGTTCGGCATCGGCGTGTACTCGCCACCAGGCTCGATCGACGGCGACGAGCGCCTCTGCCCATGGAGCCAGTCGATATGCATCACAAACCGCAATGACTCGACAGTGACCTCGAACCTGATCGGCGACCGCCTGCGACATACTCGGACCTGTGCCGAGCACCGCGAACAGGCTCACGTTGACTTGCCGTTTCGGCCTCGCTTGACCGCTAGGCGCCAGGACAAAGATTCGCCAGGCTTGTCGTTCTCGAGCGTCACGGCTCGCGCAATCCAGCTGCAACCATCCCAGGTCACGCAGTCGCCGATCGCGTACGCTTTCGGCTGCCAGACGTCTTGGTAAATGATCGCATTGGTTCTGCACAGATGCCGATGCTGTATGCCGTTGGAAAATTTGACATCGAGCGCAAATTCGCGCTCGTTCACTTGCTGGACGTCGATGCCCGCAACACCGTTCATGACGCATTGCCACTCGATGCCGGTGTAGCGCCACAGCCCACCGAGATGCGTGGCATACGAATTGCGCACGTAGGGCCGACCCTCGACGATGCCGTCCAGTATCTCAAGCTGTGCCGCGTCCCGACCGTCTGAGCCGTTGGCCCCATCCCTCCCACGCTCGCCGCGGTCGCCTCGTTCGCCGTCGCGCCCGTCTCGGCCCGGTGTACCGTCCTTGCCATTGATCCCGTCGCGGCCGCGCTCCCCGTCCTGTGGTTTCGGAATCGCGGCGACAAACTCGCGAACCCAATTGCGCACCTGATCCATGTCGCAGTCACGACCATCTAGGCCGTCGACCCCGTCGCGGCCGTCCTTTCCGTTTAGCCCGCGCTCGCCATGCTTGCCGTCGATGCCATCCTGACCATCCTTGCCGGCCGGGCCGCGAACGCCATCAACGCCGTCCGCGCCGCGCTCGCCGCGCACCGCCTTGGCGTTGACCATCTCGCGCAATTCCGTAATCTCGCGCCGCAGTTCGGCAGTTTCTGCTTGCTGTTGGCTGCGCAACTGCCGCACCGTCTCGTCGAATACTTTGGCAATGGCGTCACGCTCTGCCGTGTTCATGCAGCCTCCATAATTGCCCGCGCAAGCTCGCGGAAATGCCGTTGCACGTCCTCCGCACTAACGTCCTCGTTCTCTTCCGGTTCGTCGTCTGCCTCATCGTCCTCAGGCTCTGGCTCTTCTTCGGCCGCTGGCACGGCAGGCTTTGCGGTCGCAAACGGATCCGCCTGCGCATCGCGCTTCGCGAGCGCCGACAGGCTGTAGTTTTGCTGCTGCAGATAGGGCGACGCGCCGCCCGTGACCGGCATCAGGTTGCGTTTTGCGCGTGCCTCGTTCGGCGACAGAATGCCCGCGCCCACTTCGGCACCGTCCACTTCAGCGCGAGTCTTTGAATCCATGCGCAGCAAGCCGTCAAGGTCGAGCTCCACACCGTATTCCGCCGGAAGCTCGAGCCCCTCGTCGAGCAGTACTTCGACACACTCGATGAATTCCTGCAGACATTGCGAATAGTAGGCTTGGTCCAACGCCTCGACGTTGTTGAACGCCGGCAGCGCACCGAATCCGATTTTGTAGCTCGGGACGCCAAAGGCTCGACAGACATCCTCGCCGGTCCAGCCCAACTGTGCGATCAGCTGCGAATCCTCGGCCGAGATACTGAAGGCTTTAGGCTCTAACCCGTCGCCTAAAATCGCCGTCTTACCGTAGTTGTCGCCGCCGAAGTTCTGCTCCCACTGTGTTTTGATTCGCGCCGCAGTCTGGTCGCTGATGGCGCCCGGCGTCGACAGTACGAAACTCGGCCGGCTCATGTTGCCGAAGAACTTCGCACTGTTCTTTTGGATGCGCAGCCCCTGTGTCGCTGCCAATCCACACGCCCCGATCGGTGAGACACCGATCAACGGATGCTCCGGTGCCACATGCACGTCATAGATCATTTCGCGCGCCGGCACGATCACCTCCTCATCGATCGATGCCAGCATGTTCTGCCGCAGCCTGAAGAAAACAGCGCCACTCTCTGACACGAGCGGGTCGACCATCGTCGCATCTAGCACACGCAGCTCGCGCACGACCCCTCGTGCATCGCGACTTTTCAGAATCGGCGCGCGGCCGTGAATCAGCTTCGTCGTGATCCACTGCTCGAGAAATTTGATTCGGGTCTGATACGGATTCGGCTTGCGCAACACCGGACTATGCGCGGCGTTTTCAAATTCCTGCCACACACCAGACGACGTGCGCTGCATCAGCTTAAGCCGTAGCTTGCCGATGTCGCTTGAGATCAACCGGATACACGCAAACACCGCGCTGTAGGACAAAACAGCATCGGTCTGTACTTCGACGTCCTGCTGCCACTGCCCGGCGTAGGTATCCCACACTCGGCGCCAACCTTCCGGCGGCTGAGCGAGCTGTGTTTGCTTTTGCTTGCGCGCAAACTCGATCGACATGCCAAACGGCAGCGGTAGCCTCACTCGTCGTCCTCGGCTTTCATATCGCGCCGCGTGTATCGGCGTTTCGACGGCTGTGGCTTTTCAGCTTGAGCAACTTTTGGCGGCTCTTCTACGACCGGCGCAGGTTCGACCTTCTCGCAAATGCCGACCGCGAGCAGCGTCCTTGCTTGACCGTCTGGAATGTCCTTGACCGCACCACGCGGACCCACGCGAGACACGTAGCCCTTGAGCACTCGAACGAGCATTTCGTTACCTCAAAATCGGAAAGCTCGCAGACCCAAACGATCTGCGAGCCTCCCGAAACTAACGACTAGGTGAACGTTCCGTACAAGGCGTCGGAGATCCACTGCGCGGCCTGAGTACGCCGCTTCTGGTAGTTGATGCTTCGAACGATCTTGAAAGCCGTGCTTTCCGTGCCGAACATCGACATAAGCGTCGCACTGGCAGCAGTCGGAGTATCCGACGCACCAGCAGGCGCAGTGTCTTGCTCGATCGTGGCCTCGCGGCTCAAACTGATCTCGACCGTATCGTTCCCGATGCGCCAAATCTCCGACGGCTTCACCATCACGATCCACGTCGCGCCGACGTTGTGACCGGTGACCACCGGCAGACCGCGCAACGTGCCGCCGTTCGGCGTAACGCCCGGGAACTCGTCCTGACCGAGCGCGTTCGTCATCAAGCCAATCCCAAGAGCCAGGTTCGGATGCATCACGAGATACAGACCGTCCGTCGGGATCTTGGCGCTGATGAATGGCGCGTACAGCTCCTTCAAGTCTTCGCGAACCGCGGTGCCGTCCTGGCCATTCGAGCCCAACGCCGTGACGCTGTTCAGCAGGCCGGCCGGAGAAACGCCCGAAGACGCTGCCGCGTTGCTGATGAACGTCGAATCGATGCGCTGTGCCGCTGCGTTAACCAAAGAGTCCCGCAGCAACATCTCCGCCGAGGGGCTGGAGTCGCGAATCAGCTCGTTCGATGAAACCGTGATCGCTCCAACCTTCAGCGGACTCAGATTGACCGTGCTGAAGCTGGCGGCCGATGCCGGAATCGACTTGCTTTCACCAACCCAGAAGCCCGTGGCGGCGCCATCCTGGCCCTTGATGGTGACGAGGGCTGGCACCTGTCGCAACGGTAGCCGGTCATAGACCGTCACCGAATACAACAGCTCGATGAAGTCGCCCATGTAGCGGCTGTCCGCCGTCACGAGCTCCGCACCTTCCTCGCCCGACCCGGAACCGTGGCCGACTACGCCCGTCTTCGTCACGATGCCATGCTTGAGCACGTCGACGAGCAACGGACAGTCCTTGCCCCAGCGCTGCTCTGCGATCTTCCAAGCCGGAACCTGGAAGCTGTCCATCTGCGACAACGCCGCAGCGATGGCTTTGCGCACGAAGAACTGGCCCTTAAAGGCTTCGTCCTTGTCCGAGTGCTTGCGCTGCAAGATCATCGGCACCGCGGGCTTGACCGGCGACGGCACAACCGCCTTCGCGGTCCCGGCATCGAGCGCCTCCATGTCCGAAAGCCGCTTCAGATGCGTGTCGATCGCGCCGAGCTCGGTCTGCAAAGATCCGTACTCGGCATCCTCGGCCTCATCCAGCGTGCGCCCCTCGGCCTCTGACAGCGCCATGATCGCTTTCAAGCGATCGACGCTCTGTGTGCGCTTCAAGGTGTAAGCGCGAATCTGCTCTGCAGTGTTCATTGACTCGTTACTCCTGAACGAATGAATCCCGCCCGACCTTGCGATCGGGTTCCTGATTCGGCCAACGAGCCGGGTTAGAGGTAGACAACCCCTTTGCGGGTCTCGCGGCGGACGCGCCGCAGAAGATGCTCGTCAAGCTGCACAACGTGAGGACGGCCGGACGCGGCTAGTAACTCACGGCTGATCGACTTGACGACGGCAATCGACGCATCGGCATTGGCCGGGATCGTCACGAGCGACGTCTCGAGCCATTCCCATGCGGTAAAACGAAAGCTGAAAGTGTCCTCGATCTGTGCGCTTTCCAGCGGCTTGAACCCGATCGAGAACCCCTTGATCAATCCAAGCTTGACGGTTTCCCAGGCTTCGTCGAGTCGCTCGATCAATGTCTTTGATTGCGCAGCCTTGAACACGCGCGCCTTGATCGGAATACCGCTTTTAGTCGGCTTGGCATAGAACACTTCACCGACCGGCACGTCGCTCATGTGTTGCCACAGCAACGGCATCGGCAGCTTAAACTGTGCACCCATGGGCTCAACGATATCTCCCATTCTGTCGGGCGACGGCGTCGTTGCAATCCCTTCGACAATCCGCTTGTCGTCGTCGAAAGACTTGAGCTCGAGCAGTCCGTATGCGCGATTCATGGCTCACCTATACGAAAAACGTCTGATACTGTTTCTTGCGGGGTTTCGGATTCATCGCCATCAAGGCGACCGCATCGAACGTCGCCATTAGCGGGTCGATCTTCGCAGAGCCCGCTGCTTGCTTCGTGATCAGCACCGCATTGCCCCGCGGCTCGACCCGCGCATTCCCAACGCACCAACTCATCAGCGGCTGCCGTCCGTGGACGAGCGCCTTCTCGGCGAGTTTCCGTTCTGCCGTCTTGATCGCACCCACCAGCCGCCAGCCTTGCGGAATCCCGACGATCCGGTCGTGCGCGATTTCCTGATCGACCACTGCATCCAGAATCGCACCGATTCCCGCCTGGTCGACGCCGACCTTGTCGAGCAACTCAGAATCCTCGATCTGCCGCACGTACTGCGCTACCTGCTCGACGTCCTCTCCGATGTCCTTGACGATGGTCAGATCCCCGTCGCGCTCGAAATCCCGAAACCGTTCGGCCTGCTCTTTGCGCCGCTCGAGCACGATCGGATGGATCCAGGCGTGTGACCAAAGCAACCAGCGACCGGTATCGATCTCCCGACCAATCACCGCAAACCCGAGCATGTCCTCCAAGCCACCCCCGTCGATCCCTACCGTGACCACGTCGCTACGGTCGAGCAACTCGGCGAGCTCTAGCCGCTCAATACCACTCGACTCCCAGAAGTCCGCACCGACCCACCGGTCGGACCGCAACGCCAAACCGATCTCGACGTTTAAGTGTTTGGCGACGAAGCCACACATCGACTCCTCGCCAGCTCTTTCAGCCTTTCGGAATTCACGTTCAAGAAACTCGCGGTCGACCGACGAGCCAAGATTCGGATTCGTGACATAAAACAGTTTCGGGTCGCGGTAGCTTTTGTCCTCGACCATCGCCGGCGGAAACTCGTACAGCACCGGCAAGAACCGATTGTCTTTGACGACCCCGTCCCGAACATCGCGGGCATAGTTCAACTTTTGTCTGAACACACCAGCCGGCGGCTCATCCGACTGCGTCGACAGGTAAATGACAAATCCTTCAGGTCTGGATGCCAGTCCGCCTGTCGCCTCACGCAGCATGTTCTCGGCGTTCGGCCGCTTGCCAAAAAGCCAAAGCTCATCGACCAGGATCCCGCTCGCCTTCTTGCCGCCGACCGCCTCGTCATCCGCGGCAATGACTTTCAGGCTCGCCCACGTCGTGCGATGTGTAATCGTCCTCGTGTGCTCCTGCACATGGAGCAAGGTGGACAACTGCTCGTCGACCTTCACCATGTCCCGGGCTGGATAGAAACTGTTGTTCGCGATCTCGATCGTCGGCGCCAAGATCAAAAACTCTGCGGACTGGCGCCAGTTCCTGATCAGAGCTGTCAGCATGATCGCCGCAGCCAAGGTGCTCTTGGTGTTCTTCTTGCTGACCAGCAGGAAAAACTCCTGAATCAGCCGCCGCCCTTGCTCCGCGTCATAGGCGCCGAAAATCGTGTTGACGAACTCCATCACCCACGGCCGCGCCACTTGCGCGAACGTCGGCTGTCCCGCGACGTCGACAATCGAAAGATCATTGAAGATATCGAGCGCAGCCTTGGCCTCGTCCGGAAACAACACCGGCACCGGAATGATCGACCCGCCAGGCTGCATCACCCGACTCGACCAATCCGCCGAGCTCGTGCTCCACTCGCAAACGTTCACTTGACCGCAACGAGCCTTGGCTGCGACGCCGGAGCGAGCTTGCCCTTGGCCACCGCCGCCGCATCCTCGATCCTCGACTCTTTCTTGCCACCCTGGTCCCGCTTAGGATGCACGTACTGCGCAGCTGCCACCGCCGCACGTACCCGCAGTGACTTCGGCACCTTCGGATCGTTCATGACCGACAACAGATACTCGAGCGGCTTTTTCTGCTTCCCAGTCTTGCCCTTACCCTTCTTGCTGCGCTGCACACTAACGGTCTCGTTTTCGTCTCTCATAAGCTATTGAAAGGTGAGATTTTTTTCCTCGCATGCA